GGGGTGGTTGAATGACACGGGTAAATATACGGCACTACGTAATATTCTTGACCTGAATAAATTTATTTATAAATATCATCTTATTAAGCCTCAGCCCTTTGTGCCATTAGCTGGTTATATTGAATTGATTGATATACCTATACCGCGCGAAAGCTTGGAACTCAATGTTTATATACATTCTACAAGTGTGGTTTTGGACAAGGACAAACACTTTGCTGGTAGCGCAGTGTGGTTTGGTATAAATAGAGATAAGATAGAATGTCATAGGTGTACCAGTGGTCGTACAAATATCAAGATTGATATTGAGACGTACGTTTTGGAAAACGGCATTACGACAACTAACCTTGATAATTTTGTTATTGTTCTTCAGGCAACTGGAAGTTCGATTAAGACTCAGACTGGTTACCAGACTTACAATATGGCAGACATAGTGAAGGATGGGTCTTATAAGGTCGTTTTGTGAGTTCACTGTAAATATATACAGAAGTTACATCTGAATTTCAGGCACCCAATAGATAAACCGCTTTTGACTGCCTTCATAGAGTTCTTCCTTTTTAACCTGATGACCTTGTGGGTCGGTGTGTTGACTATACACGTAGAATTCGCGCTCATAATCGGTGGGTAATTTGGGATGCTTGGCTTCTATAAACCCCATTTTTAGTCCCTGCTTATAATCATATTTGGACCAAATGATTAGCCTACTGTAGAGCCAGAGCTTTTTATATTGATTTGCTGTTAGGTCGACCATCTTGGTAAAAGGGCTTATTTTGCTTAACCAGAGCACATCGGCTCTTAAGTAATTGCCGATTCCTGAGATATAGTGCTGATTCATTAAGACAATACCGATGGGCTTGTCTGCTGGTGCCTTTTCTAGCTGGCTTTTAAACAGAGCTAAGGTTGTGGTTATCTTGCTAATATCTGGACCTAATGCCTTGAGCTTTTTTTCTACTTCTGTGGCTGTTGTAACCACCTTTAGGGTGCCGAACGAGAGGGTATCATAATAAAAAAGAGACCCTGTAGCGGTCTTGAATTCTACATTCAAGTGATTCAAGGCTCTTTGATAATAGGCGTCTAGGCTTTTCTTATCAATGTAATCGTAACTATGACCGAATTCATATTGGGATTTGTTATTGGCCTTATAAGCCCAACCACCACTTAGGCCCAAGGTGCTAAAAAGATACATATCATTTTCAAAGTGAAAGTATAGGAACTTACCCTTGGTTTCTACTGTTTTTATACCAAGTGGTAAAGCCTTTTTTAGGGTATTTAGGTTTTCAAAGTCGCCGTGCTTTTTGTAGCGCCCTTGTAAGACATTAATTTCAGTAATCTTATTATGTTTCAATTTATGTTGAATAAAATCAGCATATTTAAGGACCTCCATAACTTCGGGCATCAAGGCCTGTCTTCTTAAGACATGTCTTGATTTTTATATTACCGTCAACTTCGGTTTATCCAGGTGTAAGTACCATACTTCCTGTAGCTCATATGAGTAAAATATATATCGTATATCACGTCAAGTATATCCTTGATGTCATGTTCACTATACAAAGAAATAATGATTGTTGTTTCATCTAGGTCTCGGAGACAGAGGAATTGACAATTGAACATGGACAAACAATTAGCTACCATTTGGTCATCCCAGTCAACATGCTCATCGAATACTACTTCGTAATTCATATACCAACCCATTGCGATTACTTGAATGCTCTATTACTCTAGTACATAATTTTGTTTGATTTATAGGGTTATTAGATATTTTCTTTATGGATAAACTTTATTGATTTTTCATTATGGTATGATTTTTCCCATTGTCTACGATTATTTATTTCAAAATCTTTTCTTTCCTCTTCACTCATATGTTCCGTATGATGGTATGGATTGTTATCTTGTGTTAATGTTTCACGGACTATGCGCTCTACATGATGACACCGTGTCTTAATTATTACTTCAAGTTCTGTATCTTCATTGTCATTTTTCATATTCATATGAATAGAATAAGGTCTATCATCTTGATTTGGGACTTCAAACCTAAGGTATATTGAGGTTTCATCGTTATTTGTTCTATTTACGATGTGTTCTAATACAGTAAGATGCTTTCTTAGTAATTTTTCATTCTCTTTAGTTAACACAATATTGGAACCGATTTCATTTTGTAGCTTTCGTATTTCTAACTTAATACAATGTATATTATAGTTATTATCGATTTCCTTCTCTTGAATCATATTTTCAAATACACTTCTTTCTTCAGCAATTTCTTTTGTTAGTTTTTCATGATTAGCTAGTTTAGAAATAAGTTCAGATAATTTAGATTCCATTGATATTAGATATGTTAAAATATTTATATCAATTTTATTCAAAGTAACGTCTCATAGTATGTCATTTACCGTCAAATACTTAACTTCGTTATGAGAGGTTACATATGAACACAGCTCCATCTTGATTTGTTTCGTTCTATCTATAACACGGGCTACTTGATGCTCATAATGTCTTGTTAAGATATCGTGGATAATTTGACATGCGGGACTTGAATCGATAGTTTTACTATAATAGACGTAGGTACTTGGGACACGCTTAACTTGGCCATTTGCAAAGATAATAAAGATAACACGTCCACCAGTCCAGGTTACATGGTTCCACTGCGGACTTTTATTAGCAGTTACTTGATGTTCCATTGGAAAATTTTTAAATTTATCATAGATGAGTCCATTAACTATATCATTTTCTGTCAAATGTGGTAATACATCTTGTCCATTTGCATCTTTGTATGTATTTACATCAATGGCAACTTGCCAAACACCCTTTGTAAACTCATCTGGATATTTGTCAGGGTACTTTTGATGAATGTATGGTAAATCGGTAAATATCTGTGCGTCAATGCCCGACTTAATAAAGAGTAACTGAAGCTGTTGATTGAGTGTATGTGCTAAATGTTCTAGTTCTTCGTAATTATATGGTTGCATGATGTTTGGTAAATTTAATGTCATTTTATGAATTCAAATTTCACTGTGCTTCTTATTAATGTCTTAACGTTAATATGAGACGTTATTGCACATGGTAGTAACGTCTCATACCGAAATTAAGTACTCCCAATCAGGGGAGTACTTAAATTCGGTATGATAGTAACCATGTCAAATACTTAAGTTAAGTATTTGGCGGTACTTAAATTCTTTACAAGAAGTTAGAGTATGAATCTTATATATTTGTGTGTATTTTATCAAGAAAGTTATATTCGATTACTAAAGCTTCTTATATACTCTATTTCTATCAAATCAAACATCAACAAGAAAAATACCGATATACTTATTTTTACTAGCGCAGTATTTCAACCGTTAATACAAGAAGCGCTTGCAGAATTTGACCTAACGTTTTCTTATTATATCTTAGAATTACAGACCTTGTTTGAGGCGGGTGCTGCCCGATTAAATATTTTTGACTATGAATCAATTCATAAGTATGATAAAATATTATATTTAGATACCGATATTCTTGTTAACAGTGATATCAATGTCTTATTTAATCTTGATATTGATGATAACAAGATATATGCTTTACAAGAGGGACGCATAGGTGATGAATATTGGGGTGCAGACTTTTTTGATTTTTCCAACTACCCGAAAGATTTAGTTGCCTTTACAACTGGAGTATTATTATTTAGAAACAGTCCTATTGTGAAAGACCTATTTGATATAATCAAATCACATATTCAGGACCATGTTAATAAGGGTCTGCCACTATCTTGCTGTCTTGAACAGCCCTTTATTGTATATAATGCGTTTATACTAAATAGATATGATAATCGGCTTCTTAATTCATATGTTGAAAATAATCCTATTGATATAAATCCGGAAAAAATTATTTATCATTTTCCAGGTGGACCAGGTTATTTTGAGTCAAAAATTTTGAAGATGAATTATATTTGGGGTAGAATAAATAAATAACATAACGTCAATACCGTGTCAAACACATGCTATTTTTTTATAGTCTATAAAATAGATGACCATTGATTTGGTGATTTCTTATTACAAGGAGGATTTGGGCTGGTTAGATAAATATAAGGGGTTCAATAATATTTATATATATAACAAGGGGCCTAATGAGATTCCCGATATTGGCCGGCCTTTTATAGGTATAAAGCTTCCCAACATTGGTCGTTGCGACCACACCTATCTTTATCACATCATACACCAATATAATAATTTGGGAGATGTGACAATTTTTACGACGGGTTCAGTGGATTTGGCACATAAGACTGAGAAGTTTGATTATATTTTCAATAAGACGATGAAAACGCGCGATTCTGTTTTCTATGGTTCTTATTATAATAATGTTGGTAATGATTTGGCAGATTTTCAATTAACTAGATACAAAACAACACATCCTAAGAATGACGATGGTAGCAAGACTATGGCTTTGAGTAAAATACGACCTTTTGGTAAATGGTATGATTCACATTTTTCGGATGTAGATATAAATATTGTCAATTATTTAGGTATATTTTCGGTCTCTAAAAAACATATTTTACAACACGACGTGCCTTATTATCAGAAACTTATTGACGATTTTCCTGACCATTCCAATCCAGAAGTGGGTCATTATTTTGAGCGTGCTTGGGTAGCAGTGTTTCATCCGATTCCAGAATATTGTCTCAATTATCATTTTGAATATTTTACTTTTATTAACCTGTTAATTTTGATTTTTGTCTGTTTATTGATATATGCACTGTTTAGATTTGAGGCTGTTAGAAAGGGTTGGCGTCTTTTGTTAAGGTCTTTTAAGAGTTTTGTGTCTGCTTCATAAAAGATTCCGTCCGTACGATAAAAATTAAGTACTCTTTTCAAGTGTGCTTAATTTTTATAGATACCGTCAAATACTTAACATAAGTATTTGACATGGTATGAGACGTTAGTGTCGAATATTTAAGACCAGTCAATTAAAATACCCCTCTTAATAGCAGTTGTGTGTGGATTAATTTGAATGGTATTTTCTTGCAAGGTTACCTTACAATCCTTAAATTGGGCGTGGATTAGGGTAACTAACTCAGGTAGGTCAATGGAGTAGGATAATCTACTTTGTATGGCTGGAATAACCTGTCCATTTGGTACCTGTTTCATGTTGCTCATGTCAAATAAATAGCTGGTTTGGCCGGCGCGAGCGGCGTTTGTCATAGCGGGGGTAAATAGACTAATAATACGGTTGACCTCTTCGGTCTTGGCCTGGGTCGCAAGATTCTTAAGGAAGGCACGATTTAAGTTAGGATTACTCATTTTAATTGTAGACAGAAAAAAAATATTGGAAATTTTCTTTACTGAATGTTGTGAATCAAGGTGTCCATGCGCTTTTCCAGGTCCTTGACGACCTTCATAAGGTCCTTCATTGTTGGCTCTGGCTCATCGGGTACAAGAATCTTGAGCTTCATCTGAAGGGCCAGAAGGACGTTCATCATTTCCTTCTTGGTGGGCTCCTTGTCTTCGGGCTCTGGGTCCTTGGTTACCTGGACCGAAGGTTCGGCCTTTGCCTCTTGGCCCTCTACTGGCTTTTGCTTCTCCTGATGCTTCTTAATCGCCTTATTAATTTCATCAACACTAAGTCCTGTGAACTTCTGAATATCCGGGATTGGGCGATTTTCACTAATGTAATAGTCAACAGCCAGTGCTAGGCGCTTTACATTGATGCTGGAAATGTGGCGATTCAGTATGGTGGCAATCTCTGGCACTGTCTTCTTCTTCTGAATAAGGGTTAGAAGCTGACGGATTTCATCATCACTCCACTTTCTGCGACTTATGGGTGTCTTAGCATTATCAAGACCATAAGCTATGGACCTGATAGATGCTGCTGGCGTCTGTACGATTGGTGTAGTGAAGGGACTCAGAGGCATGATTGATTTTGTTTTATATTATGATATGAGTTATAAGGCTTGTCAATTTTATGTTTGACGGTAACTTCGGTATGAGAAGTTAGTGTGGAAGTGATAAAAACACAATCAACATGATGGTTTCTTAAGTAGCAGGTCGCCAGTATAAACGTGAAACTTTTTGTTAGTTTCGGCGCTAGATTGCGGTCCATAGATATAGTCCATTGAAGTGGTTGTCCATACGTATGGAGGGTTAATAATAGTATCTGTAATCTGTTGACCATGTGTAAATATATCATAATAAAATCCAAAATGACTGGAACGTAATACTTCGTAGCGGAAAGCCACACCGTCAATATTCGTTATATTTCCTGCACCGTCATCAATAAAGAGCCAATTGAGAAACTCTCCGTTACATAGTGCATATTGGGGATTATGTTTGTCGTCCTTTAACTTACCAAAACCTTCCATAATGTAATATTTTTGAGAATATATTTGACCTGTGGATATAGCCCAAGGAAATACGTAGGCACTGGGAAAGGCTTGGACAAAATCTCCGATTGATTTTATGTAACTAGCCTTGCAATCAGTATCATCCGTTCCTTTGATAACAACACGGGTGTATTCAGGATGGAAATGCATAATTTCTTCATTATTCCAGATTTCGGCATGTGTACCTACATTGTCCTTATCTAGAAGACGAAGACGCTGTGTACCAGGACCGTGTTCATCTTGTTTGAATATATTGTCATAGTGAACATTGTGAGGGGCTGAATCGGGCTGGTAAACATGTCCGTGTTCTACACCTGGGCCACGTATGACATCTTGGACAAAATATAGGTCTAAGAACTGATTTTCGGGTTTGGCCATTTCAGTTAATACAATATGACGACGATATAAACGGCTGGCTAGACGTAACCATTTATCGTAAGACTGCGTATCTGTGGTAAATGTGATATCTATTAATGAACGTAATGTTGCTGATTTATCCGTCTTGTTTAGCGTAAATATATAGTCGCGACAGTCATTTGTATTTATTTTTAAATAATCTATCATGTTAACCGTAGCATTATAGAAAGTTAGATTGGTTGTAAAATGCGTACCTGCATATTCACTAATATCGTCAAGTCCTGATGCGACCTGTGTATCCTTTCCAAAGACTGTTAACAGGGTTGATGTGGAACCAGTAAGAATTGCGATTACTGTGAAGGTTGCTACCAATTCTGGTGCCACCATCAGGGCAATACCTTCAATAACATAGACAGCAATATTAAGAATATCTTCAAAAATATCTCTTACCTTGTTATTTGTACTAGTTCTATCTTGTTGCATCTGGTTTTGTAGGCGCGACCAGACCTCTGAAATGATTTGGCCTTGTTGGAGCCAGAGGTCTTTGCTGAATTGTTTCATGGCTTCTAGATTGGCTTGAATTTTGGCAATTTCATCGGCTGTTAAATCTGGAGTCGGAGGCTCTACCTTTTTAAGAGGAAGACTTGGTGTTGGTGTAGGGGAAGGCTTAGGTGGGTCTGGGCCTTGGCCTAGGGCTTTTAATAGCACTTTTTTAGGTTGTTCTTCTGGAATCGAATATAGTGGCTCTTTTAGATTCAGTAGTCTGACATTTACACTTGAAACGGTCACTGTATTTATAGGTCCTTCTTTGATTGAAGATACACTTGATGCAAGGACCTGTTCTATAATTTTCGTGCGTTTGCAGCAACAAAACATCTAGTTTATTTATTCTTACTTAATTGTTTTTATACTGCGAAAAATACGCTCTTTGCAACGGTCTAAACTGATTTTACTTATATAGGTCAATATGTCATCAGGTTGTGACCATCCTGAATGCAATGCTCTTTCTAGTTGGGTCAAGGGAGGGGCGCCTGTGCGGTGTTCGCGAATTAAGGTGCCTAAAAATAATAAATGCGAAATACGGGATTGTTTAACACAGGCTGTATATAACTTTGACGGGAAATCAAAGGGGCGTTTCTGTTCCGAGCATAAGTGTGCCGGTATGGTCAATGTTATTTCTAAACGTTGTAACTATGAGGGATGTGAATCATTGAGTCCTGGTTTTGGCCACAAGGATAGCAAGGACCGATTTTGTGCTCAACACAAACATGATGACATGGTTAACTTGAAGAATAAGATATGTGAACATGTTGACTGCGAAGAAACGGCTTCTTACGGTTTTGATGACAAGTCGAAATATTGTAGTCAACATAAATTACCAAATATGGTCAACTTAAAACATAAGTCCCTTTCTTGTGAAATTGAAGGATGTACAATAAGAAAAAGCTTTGGACTCAACGGAATGGCACAAAGATGTTCACAACATAAAACCGATGAAATGGTTTGTGTGCGAACAAAGAAAACCTGTGAACAGGCTGGGTGTACTTTAGGTGCCAGTTTTAATTTTACTGGGCTTGTAACTGGTCGCTTTTGTTCACTCCATAAGTTGGAAGGCATGGAAGATGTAAAATCTAGACGCTGTGAGACTAAAGGCTGTGATGTGACCTGTCCAGCTTTTGACCTACCTGGAGGCAAGGGGCGCTTCTGTCTAACTCATAAGTCGGCTCTGATGATTAATGTACGGTCCAAACATTGTGATTTTACGGACTGTAAATCTATCAATCGTCAGTTTGATAATAAGGGTGGAAAGGGGCGATTTTGTGCTCAGCACAAACAGGATGGAATGGTCAACGTAAAATCGTTAATGTGTGTTCTTTGTGAAACTAGTGCATCTTATGGTAAACCTGGTTCAAAACGAACTCATTGTGCCAAACACCGCCTACAAGGTATGATTAAAAGACCCAATGCCCTATGTATTGATTGTAAATCTCCAGCTGTATGGGGACTAAATTGGACACCCAAACATTGTGAAACACATAGAACTATAGATGAACAAAATCTAACTGAAAAACAATGTATTTCATGCGGTCTTTTATATGTTCTTGACGATAGTGGTAAATGTGAAAATTGTAATCCTGATGCTTGGTCTGTTCAACGACTTAGTAAACAGAATGCGCTCATGAGTTATTTGGATACACGTGGACTTTCAGGACTGTCAACAGATAAAATCGTTGACGGTGGAGCATGTGGTAAGGAGCGACCAGACCGCATCTATGATTTAGGTAATAAGGTTGTCATTCTAGAATGTGATGAACATCAACATAGAGAAAGGGCTTGTGAATGTGAGCAGACGCGTATGATAAATATCGGTCAGAGCTTTGGCGGGGTTCCAGTGTATTTTATACGATGGAATCCTGATGACTACAGCTGTGCTGACGATAAAAAAGAGCCTGAACTTGTATCTAAACGTCATAAATTGGTCGGTGATTTGATTTCTGACTTCATAAAAAATAGGGTTAAATTACCATCAGGTCTAGTGTGTGTTCTGTATATGTATTTTGATGGATGGTCCTCTTTGGCAGATGAAAACTGGACCGTCTTAACACCTTTTTCTTGTTAAGCGTCTTATCTTGGTGTTTTTGGCCCTTGATTGCTTTTTCTTACCACCACGTTTAAGCATCATCATAATTTCGTCAACCGATTTATTCATATCATAAATGGGAATGTATGTTTTGATAGCTAATTCATGTCTCTTATAATTTTCAATTAAGGCATGAATAGGTGGATTTACATCGTCACCTGGAAACTGTGGATTAATTAACCAGTCGTATAAAGGGTCTTGAATTAAGTTTCCTTTATAAACTAGTTTTAAAAGCTGTTTTGCGCTTCCAATTGCTAACACTCTTTTAACAGTCGCTTTCTCTTCGGCATTTAAGGGTCGGGTTCTGCCAAAATCTATCGCAATGGCACGTCCTACATAATCTGGACTTACCCAATCGCGATAATTTGGGTTAATCATTACATTTCCAAGATGAGTATCTCCGTGAATATACCCACTTAATAACATAGTTAAGTAAGCCAAACGTGCCAACGTTATTATTTGACCAGTATGCTCAGGATATATATTTATTAAATTGTCAGCAGTTTCGTAACCTTCGGCAAACCCCATACAAATCACACCTATATCAAAATGTCCATACACTGACGCAGCCTTGTACGATTTTACAAAGGCTGGGTCTGTCATACATGATTTAAAAATTATGTCATCGCGATTTTTAATTATTATAGGTTTTGCCGAAAGTATAGGTGGTACTATATTTTGACCATTCATAAATGCGTTATTGTATAACTCATAATGTAAGGCTGTTTCATTTGTAAATTCTGTTTCCGTTACAAACCCTTTCACATTATCATCAACCATAAATTCCTCTTCTTCTCCGTCAGCTACTAGTGGTCTGATAAAACTTATCTTATATACGTAGTTTCTTATTTCTCTAAAACATGCTGGTGGTAAACTATATGTACAACCGGGATTTTGTAAATCGGCCTCCTTTGCTGGTGCGTCTACGTCAGGTCTTAATTGTTGTAGAAATATAAAACCGTATCTACTTGTGTCCGAAATTAGTTGGAATGAAGCTTGATTTAAAAATAAATAGGCTTTGACGTGTTCTGTATAAAAGACATTTGATTTACTTTTGATTCCCACAGCTGATAAGTTATCCATAAATTTATCCGTAAGATGAAACCCACCCTCCATTGTCCCTACTCTTGGGATAGTTTTTTATTGGACCTTGCTTGATGTTATGGTACTTGCCTTATGAAAGGGAAAAGAATGAAAAATTGAAAACATTTCTTTTTTATATTTTGGATAACTAAGTCTATTCTCATCCAAAGAAGATGAGTCAGCCTACTACTTTTGAGTGCCCCATTTGTTACGGTAACGGTCTAGAGGCGGGTATAATCAAGCCGTCTTGTAAGCATGAGATTTGTATTACCTGTTATTCGTCCATTCTTCTTCAGAATCCGAATTCTGCAAACTGTCCGTGTTGTCGTAAGGCTTATATAGCGAGTCACCAGGGTAGAGCAAAGACCATTGGGTTTTCAATGGATGATTTGCGTGCTACAGCGCTAACGATTAAGGCTTTGACGAATGTGATTCGGCAGATGTGAACGGTCTTTTGACCTGTAAAAATGAACGATGAGTTTATTTTTTAGTTAATGTATGGATTATGGTATGAAACATGGAAATGACACACTAAAACTACTCCGAAAGCTAGAGGAACATACTGACAACCTTGATTGTAGTTATTTAGATATTACAAGTTTGCCAGAAAGATGTGCACAGGGATTACGTATCTTATGTTTATCGGATACACAAATTACACAATTGCCAGAATTGTTTGAGGGACTAGAAGAATTGGACCTTGCATATTGCGAAGGTGTTGACAGTTTACCGCGTTTACCGTCAACACTTACAAAATTGGATTGTAGGTACACATCTGTTGTCAAATTACCTGAGTTACCAGAAGGACTGAAGGTGCTAATTTGTACAAATACCAAGATTGTTTCCTTACCTAAATTGCCAACTTCATTGAAAATATTGCGTTGTTCTCATAGTCCTTTGATTTCTTTGCCTATTCTTGGTCCGAATTTGACCTGGATATCTGTTAATGGAACTATGATACGCGATTTACCCTTGTTGCCTGCAAGTCTGGTAAAATTGTACCTTTCAGACACGAATGTTTCTGTGTTAAGCAGTCCACTTCCGTTGACCTTGGACTGTCTGGACTGTAGTCGGACCCTTGTTAACCGTTTACCTGAATTGCCAGATAGTTTACAAAGTTTGCTGATTATGAATACAGGGGTTGTTTCACTGCCTAATATACCTGTAGAATTACAAATGATAGGATGTAGTTCTGAGGTTCTTGAGAATTCATTTTCCTTCTTACCTCAATCGTTACAATTTATTTTATGTAGCGATTTTGATTGTTTCAAATGTCTTTATTGGACTGTTACAAATGGTAAATCATCTTATCATGCGTTCTTTAAGGAGTGGCTTGATGGGCGTTCCAAGGGTCGTGTTGTTGGACGAACTGCATTTATCAAGTCGGAATTACTAGGCTTTATTAAAAATAATGATTCCGTTAGTTGATTTGACGGTATTTTGTCCAACTTTTTGAAAAAGTTTTAGCTTAAGGAATATAATAGATTAAATATCTATTAGTATGCTTCATATATTTACATTGGGCTCAGGAGATATATGTCGGTTTGATACATTGAAACAGAGCGCCGATTTTTCTGGTCTTAATATAAACTTCGTTGAAAAAGACAAATGGAATAGTAAGAATGGTTTTTATGATAAAATAGTTTTTATGAAGGAACAATTTGCTAATGTACCTGAACAAGATATTGTATGTTATATTGATGGATTTGATGTTATTACCACAGCTGATAGAGAGGAAATTTACGAAAAATTTATGGCAATGGACTGTGATGTGTTGTTTAGTGCAGAGTCAAATGCCTATCCAGTTCATTTGAAAGACGCATATCCAAATATAAAATATGACACTTGTTTTAAATATCTAAATGCAGGAGCTATGATGGGTTATAAGCACGCAATTATGAACGTCTTGAATTGGAAATCAATTCCAGAGACTCTTGAAATATGCGCAAACGGAACTGACCAAGCTTATTTTACTAAATATTATATTGAGAACTACGATAAAAAAAGAATTAAACTCGATACAAAGGGAAGTATATTTTTAAGTTTATATGGTATAAGTTGGGAAGATTTTGAATTTAAAAATGGGCGTATTATAAATAAAATTCTACATGAAATGCCCTGTTTTCTTCATTTTAATGGTAACACCATGTACAGCCTTAAAAAAGATTTTATGATGCCGATATTTTTAGATAAAATGCGAAAAAGCTTGGAAGAAAACGTTGTGCTAAATTTGGCTGAGTATGAACAAGAATGGAGTTACCATTACTTCAGAAGAATTCAGACTAACACAACCTACTAGGGCCTATTGATTCTTCGTTCGTAAATAACGCTCCCTTCGTTTGGCTTTTACTGCTTCCTTCTTTTCCTTTGCCAATATGTAGCGCTGTCTTCTCTTATTTTGTTCCATTTCCAGCTTTTTCTTTTGTAGCTCCTCTGCAAACTGTGTATTATCAATGATTACAGATGAATGATAGACTATATTCCACGTGTCAATGGGTATGCCTAAATCATAAAGAAAGGTGTATGTTGTCATAATCTTTGTATATAGATGTTTACATATTTCACTTAGAGTTCTAATGAAGGTTTCGTCTCTGCCGTCATATTCGTGATGTTCTGGATTCATATAATTTCTCACTTTCTCTAAGGCTACAATTCTAAAATTAAGACAATGTTGTAAGACTACTAGATTCTTTTCAAAGATACCAAAGAATTCTATTAGAGCGTGCTCCTTTTCTTTACCTTTTGTATCTTCCGTTTTCAGCAAGGCCTTTTTAATATGTTTAATACTGAATTTTAGTTCAATTTGTTTAATCTTAATCTTATCCAGTTTATAAATGAATCGCTCATTGGCTTGGAGCAAGTGATTTAGGGAGACCCTTGAATTGTAATCAAGATGGGGTACAATAAAGGTGCGGATGACTTCTAAAGGCAAGCGGTCGATGTAGTTTGGGGGCATGTTTGTTTCTTTAATGAAAAATTTGGATTATTCAATTTTTACCGGTTTATGAATAGGCCATTCTGATTATTGTTGGCAGGTCGTTAATTAGCTCATCCTTTGATTCGTAAAATACACCTAGGTCTTCATTGCCTTCATTGTCTTCATTGTCTTCATTGTCTTCATTACTATAGTCATTGTAAAGCTCCACAAATTCCAAACGATTATTTTCAATCATACCTAGTGTAAACTTAACACGATTGTTTTGTTCATCTATAAAGGTGAACTTGACCTGATGGCGTTCATTAACATGATGGACATGTTCCAATTTCATTGTGATTTTTAGAGTGCTTGGAAACGTAATGTTATAATATGCGCCAATCTTGTAAGTGTACATGGTGGTTTGTATAATTTGGTTTGCTTTGGCTTCTTCTTTCAATTTTTGTTTATCTTAAAATTAGTTACATTAAAATTAATTTTAAGATATATTTCGGTCATTTATACGTCAATACCATCGTTCACAACAAACCAGTTGACAACAGATGTGTCGTTGGGATTTGTTGAGTAGACAGTCAAATTGTTACCGTTGAATGAATAAGTTAAAACACCAGGAGTTGAATTACCTGCAGCATGACTAAATATTTTATAAGTTAGGAACACAAGGGGATTCACGTTATCACTATTAAGGACATTGTTAAGTGTCGCACTGCCATTTAAGAGCGTGATAGTGCCGGCTGCGCGCTTTACAAAGAGGTTACCGGTGAAGTAAACGTTACCACTGGAATACATGCCAGCCCAGTTTGTGTTGTTGAGATTACCACCTTCACCTGTAGCAAGACCGTAGTTGTCTGAGCCTGAGCCGTTATTAATCGCTAATGCGTAGGGTCCGTCAAAAATACCATTCGCGTTATTGTTGCCGAAATTCAACCAATCAACGCCACTGGCAGCAATACCGACATAGCTGGGTAAAGGTGGAGCATTATTAATATTTTGGCTCAAAGATAAAACTGAACCGTAGGTTACTACAGGATTGCCAGAGTTGGGGACGTAGGTGGATGGACCACGGCCAGCATCCACGTTTAGATAGACTGGCTTGTCAGTGCTATTAATAGCAAAGTTGATTGAGTTGGGGTCGATGAATCCTGATAGGCCTGACTGGGGGTCAAAGACACCAACCATGTAACTGGTAAGGGTATTTGTGCCATTTACAGGACTGTCAGTCAAAATCGGGGGAAAGTTGCCCTGGGGAGGAACAATCTTCTTGCCGTTTTCGTAAAGAATGCGACCGGGTGGGCAGTCGGCTGCTGTGCCAACGGCGGTCAAGACACCCTGCTCAACAAGTGTCTGGGGATTTAGGCCATAATTGTAGGTGAAAAACGCAAGACCAAATGAACCTACGGCGGTGTATGAACGGCGGGAGACTTCTGGGCGGGAGACGTTCACAGACATTATATTTATAGATATGTTTTTTATAAATATAACATAACTTCGTTTCGACGTTAGAAATTGAGTTTAAAGATTCTATTTTTAATTTAAATAATATAATAGCATGCTACCTATTATACAAGGTTTATGGGTGGGCGCACCTCTTTCTAAGATGGAACAATTGTGTATCAAATCTTTTTTATATTGGGGGCATGAATTTCATCTATATGTCTATGAGCCTATTGAAAACATACCTACCGGAACAATAATAAAAGATGCCAATGAAATATTGACGAAGGATAGCGTTTTTACCTATCAAAACGGTGATGAACGCGGGTCCTTTGCTGGTTTTTCTAACTATTTCCGATATAAACTCATGTACGAAAAAGGCGGCTTTTGGGTTGATATGGATACGATATGCTTAAAACCCTTTGATTTTACAACACCCTACGTATTTTCTAGTGAACTCAACGGTGAAGGTGTTGAAAAGGTCAATTGTGGAATTATATGTGCACCTGTCGCTAATGCTATATGCTTAGATGGGTATAATACATGTATATCAAAAAATAACAAGACAATTCAATTCGGTGAAACTGGACCGAAACTTATACAACAGCTTGTTGATAAATATAATATGACACAATACGTAAAATCATATAATGTCTTTTGTCCCATTCATTATAATAATGTGGCTGATTTGCTAAAAGAAAATAGCACTATTGATGAGTTTATGGCTGAAATTACACATACATCTTATGCCATTCATCTATGGAACGAATTATGGAGGCGTCTTAAAATTAACAAAAACGGTATTTTTCCTGCGTCTTCTATTTATCAATATTTGCTTGATAAATATGGTGTTTGCTAAAATTTACTTTCAAAAATTTAGCATCGCCTTGCTAAAATTTACAACCATTGCTTAAATAAATATCGTAAGTTGTCTTCATCCCAATTACAAAATTAGTCTTCGGTGACCAACCCATGGAACGTAGTCGACTATTGTCAATGTCAACGTGAAATATTTGCCCTTTCTATCATCAATGTATGTAATTTTACACTTGTTTCCTGTAACATTTTCAGCGGTTTTTATCATATCTAAAACGCTGATGACTTCATTACTGGATATATTGACAATTGGATATATTTGTTCACTTTCTAAAATTGTTACAATTCCACTTACAATATCGTCAACATATGTCAACGTACGGGTCTGTTGTCCATTACCGTGAACTTCGATAGTTGACTTTTATGTAAGGCATCTAAGAAAATAGCGGGGGCTAAGGCAGGACGCATTTCGGGCCCATAAAAGGTCGCTAAACGCATAATTGTATGATTGCGATTCCTTGAACTCAAAATATCAGCTTCTGAAATGGCCTTTGATTCAGCATAGGGTTCCGTAGGTTCTAAGGCGTCAGTTTCCGTTGACGGTTTTAACTTTTTCTGTGCATTTCCATAACAACAGCAGGTTGAGGCAAATAATAATCTTATATTATAGTCGTCACAGATTTTAAGGATATTTTGTGTTCCTACAACATTTATATTGTAGGCAATTTCTGGACTTTGATTGTATAGATTAATATCGGCGACTGCCGCAAGATGTATCAGTACATCGGGATTTGTAGCTTTTACAACATCATTCAGCTGTTTTACATTTAATATATCTTGACCTTCTGTAATATCATATGTAATAATCGTATGCTTCTGTTGATTTAAACTTGATATGAGCGCCTTTCCCAAAAATCCATTACTTCCTGTGACCAGGACCTTCATTTCCATAGGGGTGGGTTTATTTTAGTGTATTTTGGCGTGAATTATTTACGTTTCGGCTTCCATAAAAACACTGGGACTGGTTCTTCTATATCAGGGTAGAACCCTTGTTTGCTTTCATAATATGATAATTCACCGTATGTAATATCTATTGGCATTCCTTCCTTTTTTATCCAATACTTATTTTCCGATAATATCTTATACCGTCAAATATTCTGATTTTTTGTTGTTTATTGATAGAAAGATATGCTTTCTACGATGACAAGACATGAGTTGAATTTACCTTCGGTCAAGAAAGTTGAAAAGGAGAATATATACGCAAGAAATGCGCGACAGTCTAGAGAGGGAATTGTGAGTCCTTTTGTAAAATTGCTTGTGGAAAAGATACAAACCTATCAAATAAAGACCCGGTGACCCGTAGATTATTGCCAAAAATTTAGAATTAATTTGACGCTAAATTTTTTCTGAAATTCTATCTTGACGAATTAATTTGGCGTCTTAATTAAATAGGTCTGACGACCACTATTATTAGTGACGTCATCAAGGGACTGGGATGAAATTAATGTAATTTCACATTTGACATTTGTGAACAGGTCTAATTGTGCCTTGCCTTCCTGTGAATTATTAGTTTCCAAAATAATTGTGGGTGTGTTTTCCAAGACTGTCGTATATAATTGGGGCCAGTTTTTAACCCATGAACCAAGACTTAATAAAAAGACAACATCGGGTTTGGTTTCTACTAGAAGATTTTGTAAATCACAGTTGTTAAGGTCTTGTTGTATAAACTCAAGGTGGTCAAAAATTTTTAGTTCATGCTTGATAAGGTTAGCCGCATCAATACAATTTATATCAAAGTCAGTGCCTACACCCTTACTAATTTCAGGTAAATGAAATAACATACCACCGTTATTACAACCCAGGTCCAAGACACATTTATTTTCAAAATTGTAGAATTGGCGCATGAGGTCTAGACGCTGTGTTGGATTCCGTTGACCTTGAAAGTTAATATTATGAAGATTAAAGCTGTGATAACCATACTTCATACGGCCATTAGACCAACCGTTATAATGAGTGGTCTTTGTACTACCAATAAGCGCTTTTTCAATATTTTCTAGGGTGTACTGCGGATAGGTAATATTTAGAAATTTTAATGGAAACCGTTCACTATTATATAAATATTTGTAGACTGCTAATCTGTGAACACCGTCAATAATTGTCAACAGGTTGAATTCCACAGTCAACTTTAAGGGCTCCATTTTATCTAAATTCCATGTAAGTAATAGATTTTTAAATTTCTCTTCACTGTGCTCTGTTTGAGCCCAACTGGATATATATATGTTATAGATTTTGTAGTCACCTGTTTTTAATGCATCGTAATGAATACTGTCTTCCACATTTACATAGTGCATGACCATATCAATATAGGCAATTTTCTTGTGCTTAATAAATTCCTTTACATCGGTGGCCACCTTTCTTACCCAATGTTTTACGTGGATTATATTCAATGGTATGGTCATTTCATAATTATGGTGGCCTAGGTTTAGATAGTTTCCTTGGTTATATATAGAGATGAAGAGTCTACCGAAAAATAAAACACATCCAGTTGTCATGATGCATGACTATAGTTGTGATGTTACAAACGATGACGGCAAACACGTTTTTGTGGCGGTAACTTATGGGCCCAGTATCAATGAGGACAACACCAAGGTCCAAGCTTTACTAAGCAAATTTCCACGTTTGAATGATAAGGAATTACTGGCGACCACTGATGGTGTATATACCTGGTTATTATATTCTAGCCCCGATGACGAAACTGTAAAGTTTATTTGTACCAAGGTTATTTCACCCTTTGAGATTGGTACAAGGCACCAGGCCTTGGCGCACAATTCTAGACATAATGTGTCCCGAATTTATGGAGGTGGAGAGCTTATTAAGACAGGTTCTAAAATAACATTTAATCTACTTTCAGGAACCTACAGTTTACCACTTGTACAGTTTGAATATAAGAAGGCTGTTTCAAAGGTTATTGTAGAGGCTTTTCTTAAGTTTTTTCCTTCAGCAATATACGATGATGATGATAGCAGTTATATAAATAAAGTGAAAACTGTGCCTAATGAATTTCTCAAATTATATAAGGAGTTTGGATATATTGTCCGCACCTTTGATACTAAGGCTGAGTGTATAACATTTAATAATAAATTCAATAGTTTGGATTTTAGAATAAGGCATTTCAAAAGCTTGATTGACGGCGGTGACACTTCTTCTACTATAAGAATGCTCTATATGGAGGCACTAGAGGATATGATTGACCTTCTGAATTCTAAAAAAGGCGGGGTTAGACGTACACGGCGTCGTCGTCGTCACTAAACCATGGATACCAATGTACCGTCAAATACTTAAGTTAAGAACACACTGAAGGGTGTTCTTAACTTAAGTATTTTACGGTATTATTAAAAATCTTATGAAAAAGCGGGTAAACGTATCACTATTTGCTCTTACGTGTAGTTCTATATATCTTTTCATTTTTGGCATTTTGTGGAAACACCGCAAAACCTAAATGAGTCTTTGGCTTGGCGCCGTTTTGTATTAACAAACTCTTGATTTGCTTCAATCTATTTATAGCGTCGGGGCGTGTCTCTTTTTTAAGCATGATATCTGCAATTTGGCGTGGTGTTCTTGTTTCATACATTGTGTAGTTAGACTCAGGTTTCTGACTTTTTATTGTTTTGAAGTAAATGTAATCGATTAATTCAGGCCTTGTGTAGAAAAGTATTTCTGAAACCATGCTTGGACTGGTACTTTCAACGGCTCTTTGTAAGGCCGTCTTTTCACCAGTTAAATCGTTAATTATATTGTGCATGAGCTTAGGATGCGTTTGAATATAGAGCTGTCTGAAACCCTGTACATCACCATTTGTAATTGCGTTATGTATCTTTTCCACAAAACGAGCCTGCACTGCTTGGTCTTGCTGCTCCATTATAATATATTAGTACATTTTTATAAGGTCATAACATCTTATAACGTCTCATACAGAAGTTAAGTATTTGACAGTATAAAATTGATTTATAATTATGTTGTGATTATTATATGAAAACATGGAGTGTTCTATTTGCTTCAAATCCATTACTGATAAAACCGGTAAGACTGTACTTTCGTGTGGACACGTATTTCATGTACGTTGTATCGGTGTTTGGTTTGGGCATCAGATTCGTTGCACAGCCATTGAAACCTGTCCCAACTGTCGACATGAAGCTGGCACTATGGAGAAGTTAGGACCGAATAAGATTGGGGCTGAGGTTTATACGCCGGTCGTACTGAGTTTAGAAGAACTATCCAAGCAGGAACGAGTCCGCATAATGTTTGAACGTATTAAGTTTCTAAATTCTGAGTCGGAAATTCAGCTGTATGCTGCTAATCTGATTCGAGCCTGTTGGCGTGGCTATCAGACTAGGAAGCTGTATATTAACATTCGTGTGCGTTTAATCGATACAGATTGCCTAAAGAATCGTATTCGGCAGTCGCGCAAATATATTCGTCAAAATCGTATCCAGAGCAATTTCTATAAGAAGCTGATTGGTTTAGAGTATGAAGAGCGTCGTAATCTGTGTGCAAGAATGATTCAGTCGTGTTGGCGACGCTGATTTGATATTCATATATTTTTTATCCAAGGAATAAGTATAAATGTCTGCCTTAGCTGTTAGCCAAGCTGTTTCCCGACGCTCATACGTTGCCCTAGACCATTTTGAAAGTGCGCTTTACACTTACAATTATGCGCTAAATGTACAGCTTCTCAGAGAGGTGGGCACTCTTACATTGAACAGTGCTGCCAGTTCTGCAAACTGCCCTAAGGGCGCTATTCTCCACGAAAACGGTAAAAAGCTAATTCCTGGTACCAATGATGGTGTTACCGTGTATATGGTTGGCGTCTTTGACCCTCAATCAGGCTTATCTGGCTTTATTGACCCTAACAGCCCCTTGTTTGGTCTCCAAAACACCGACAAGCCTGTTTATCTCAATGAACCCGATTACTTGGGTAACGGTGTTTTAACCAATGGCACCATTGAATCAACACAGAACATTAGTGCTGGTACAAGCGTTGTTGCTGGCACAAGCATTAACGCGGGTACAAGCGTTGTTGCTGGCACTAGCGTTGTTGCTGGGACCTATATTGCCGCCAGACAAATCAACGTTCCTCTTTACGGCGGTGGTGGAGGCGGTCCACCTTATAATCCCGCAAATGACAGTGCTGATGTCTTTATTAATTCAACCGCTGCTAACGTATTTGTAATCACTGCGCCCTCAGGCTCTAACTTGGCAAAAATCTACGTGTATTTTAGTTCGAATCCGTTAAATCCAGTCAATGTTCCTGCCGTAAATGGTTCAGTCATGACACTTATTTTTATTAACGGTGCTAATAGAAACGTAACGGTTAACTTCAACTTCAATGGACAGACAATTGTTAAATCTACATCAAATACTCTTGTATTACCTGATGGTGACCCTAGCCCTCAAATCTCAAACATCATGTTTGTCGGCGCCAACAACTACATTGTTGAACTAAATCGCTCTTCTGCCTATGCTTTTTAAGTATTTGACCTGGTTACTATCATACAGAAGTTAAGTATTTGACGATAGAATAAAATCAAACACATAGTTTTTGATTTTATTTGACAATATAAAAATTGAAATAACTTATTATATTTTAATAATATAAAACTATGCTACATCGTTATGATGTCTATGTGACAAAATTGGAAGGAGGTAAGTATTATATTCAAAAGAGCAAGACTGTCATGGAGTCCTATGAAATGGAGCGTACAGGCCGTGGTTGTAAGTGGACACGGCAATATAAGCCTATACGCATGTTGGCCATTTATGGTGATTGTGTACAAGAGACCATTGATAGTTTTATGGCATATTTGATTAAGACTTACATTAAGAAGTATGGACTTGCTAATGTACGTGGTGGACCCTTTACAACTGAGAAAATTGATAAGGATGAACTTCATGAGTTTATGAAGGAACGGAATTGTATTGTGTGTTATTTTAAGGCCTGTACATGTAAAGAGGGAGATTATGAAGAATAAGACTTGACATCTTTGTCCTTCAGTATTTGGCGATACACAACATGTTGTTTTATACCCTTTACAGGGTGGTAAATATTGACCTTATTTATTAGTTCTGTACTATATTTTTCTCTATATGTAACTGTTGTTAATTCTTCAGGAGTATCATATATTAAATTATTATATTTACACAAGGTCGGAAAAAGTGCCTCCAGAAAAAAAAGAGTGTTGTAGGTTGTTGCATAGTCCTTAATTTTTGATAGTAAGGTCTTGGATATTCTTACAGCACAAACCATAGCATAGTAATAAGGTGGTGGAATTTTTATATGGACATTCGGCCAATTCCAATCGTTTTTGTGACCGGTCAGGTTTTCCTTGTAGAAATTGGTCAATAGGTCAGATTCTGGATATTTTGAGTCAATATTGAGTAGGGTCTGTTCATTGTAGAAAAATACGTCGTCTTCTAGAAACCATACTTTACTATAGTTCTGGTTTATATGAGAAAAGTAGTAAACGGCCTTTTCCCTACCAGAAATTTTTTTATTAATACAGAAATTCATATCAATAAATCCGCTATTTTTACAGGTCGTGTTTGGTATTTGAATGATATGTATTTTTGTGTATGTTTGACTATATGCTTTCTTGTAATCGGTGCTGTTATCATCTATGATGATAAAAATATCGTAACTGGCGAATTTATTTAAAAAATCAAGATGTATAAGGTTTGGTTTGAAACAAATCAAACTTATACATTGCATCTAACCCCTTCTTTTTAAGACGTATTTATTTTCACGTTTTTTGGCGTGGTTATTGATATCTACAATAACCAGATTCGGAGCACTTGCTAGTCTTACAGTCAGCATCTGATTTACATGGTTGATTAATATTGTCGTTTTCTAAATAATAGTACGTGAATGGTTTGTAGGGGTCGGCGTTGGACTCATGGTTTTGGATTTTTTCACCATGTATCGATTGACCATATTTGTTTTCTGCAAATATAGGAACTACACCTAGGGTGTTATCAGGTAGGTCCTTAATGGGGCCACCACCGTTTATATAGGCAGAACGGTCAGGCCCAAAGCCACCTTCTGGACCTAGGGAGCCATCTGGTTTACCGCCACTTAGGTCGGTAAAAGGTGTGGCGCTTTCACGGTAGATTCTAAAACCGGAGTGTGTGGGTCCTGAACCACCACCATCTAGTCCATCTAAATTGGCCATACCTCCGTCCATGCCTCCCATACTACCATCAATAGGTTCCTGCTTGGTATTTTCGTCGGAGTATTTAGGATTGGCATCGTAGTGTTTGAGTTCATCAACAATTGACTTCTGTGCACTGACTGTACCAAAAGATGGGTCATCGGGCTTAGATGAATGTGAATAGCGACTGGCTACATAAGACGTAAAAAGCTCTTCCACAATATCTTGCTTACTTTTATTTATGTGGTCCATGATGGCAAAAATTACCACAATGATTAAAAGGGTGCTGATTACTAAACCGAAGTAATCCATCTACTTATTATGTCGGGAAATAGATGGCCTCTTTAGGGGATAAACACTTGACCAGACCGTTGGTCCTTGTGTTAGGCCTTGTGTTAGGCCTTGTGCTAATGGCTTTGCTGTTACTAACTTCGTACGCTCTTTGAGTAAAGTTTCACGCTCAGTTTTAATAGTTTGGCGTAGTGCTTCTAAGGTCGCAATTTCATTTTTCATTTCCTCTTTCATTGCACTATATTCCTGGACCATGACTTCATATTCTTCAATAATAAGCTTACGCATTTCTAACATGAGTTTAAACTCATTATGAGTACTATCAATTTCTCCTTGAAGATTATTGATTAAACCTTGTAGTTCTTGTGCTAAAGTTGCCATTTATCTAATTATGGGCTCTATAAATTAAATTCAAATTTTATGAGACAAATACAAAAAGCTTGGTTATTATGTATTTCATAATATGAGACGTTATGACTTATACTGTGTAATGAGGCATAGGATTACTGATAGGAAGGATACAAGAATCGTAAGACGTGTTAGGGTGGCGTAATCGTAGGCTGGTAGCGTCTTAACCATATAGCTATTTGCCAGATTGTAGCCACACTTATTCTTATAGTACTCACGCGTACCCACGCCAGCAATGACGGCGGTCTTATTATAGTTGTGAAGCGTGGATAGCTGCTCTGCCGTCTGGACTAGAAGCTTACCGAAGCCACGGTGCTGGGAGCCCATGGAATCCTTACCTACGCCTAGACTGAAGCCATAAATATGGACCTCACGAATAAGACCACAACCGTTGATTTCAGGAATAAAGTCGCCACCAGGATTGGGGTCAATGCGTAGGCGACAGAAACCGTAAAGACCCGAATACGTTTGCATATTACCGGTCCACTCATCATAAACACCCGTAAAGAACCAGCGTAGGTTGGCTAGAAAGCGGTCATTGATATAGGCTAGATACTGAAGGCGGTTCATGTCGTGCGCCTCTACCGAAATGTGGTACTCTAGACCTTCTGACGCCTGGTAAGGACGGACCACCAGATAAGGCGTCAGGTCGTCCAGTTCCTTGTCACCAATCTCCATACAATAGATACACCGACACTTTTGCGACTGGGTCTTCATCTTATCGTGAATAAGCTGGCGTAGATTGGACATCTTCATATATCCTGACTCAATGGACTTACCAGGAATATCACGGACAATGCGCTGAATGCGGACCCACGGATTCACGTTAGTCTTGTAAAAGGTAATAACATTAATAAGCTGGTCCAGGTTTGTCTCTGCATAGGGCTTGTAGAGCCCTGCATTGTACCAGTCGGCAATCTTACTAGAAACAATGCGGTCTGCGTCAGGTGACTTGCAAACGGCCGTTGGATAAATCTTAACATCATCAAACTGCACGTCAGGGTCAGTAATAGCACGCTCAAACATGTCTAGGTCCAGCTCAGGGCTGGAGCCAGGCAGGTCCGGCATCAGGTGGACTACGACCTTGAAACCACACTGCTTCAGCAGGCGAATAGCCCGAATCGTATCCTTGGTATAACACTTGCGATTAATCTTCTTGAGAATAGCATCGTCAAACTGCTGGACACCAATCTGAATGCGGGTCACATTCCAGCGATTGTAGTCCAGAATGTTCTCAGGAGTAATATTGTCTGGGCGCGTCTCTAGAGTCAGGCCAATAATACGGTACTCTGCCGTTTCATTCTCTGCAATCTCCTCCTCTAGCGTCTTAATGGGACGCTGAAGCTTCATAGTGTTGGCTGCCCAGTACAGCTCCACAATGACCTGGTTTCGGTAGTCCATGGGATAGGACTCCCACGTGCCACCAGACAGAATGACCTCCATCTTCTTGGACTTGCTGTCATCACCGTCAATATTACCCATAAACTTATAGGCCTCAATGCGATTCTGAAACTGGCTCTTTACATCGAAATCGTAGCTGGTCGTATCAGTGCGCGTACCAATGGCCCGTAGCATGGCGGGTTCTGTCGAAAGATAGGAGCGGGGCTGAGTATGTACACCCTTCAGGTCCGTTTCCTGGGGGCAGTAATAACAGTCGTACTTACAACTGAACTTGTGGGGGCTCAGTGTAATTGTAGCGACCAATACACCGGAGTCGGCGCGGGAAGCCTTCTTAATCATCCACTTAGAAAACAGCGTGCTAATTGGCTTGTGATTGTAGTACTTCTGGTAGGTCTGACGAATGTCTCCCTTGGAAGGCAGAATGCGATACTTGCGCTTCAGCGTGCTACAAATCTTGTCAATGTCGTCCTTGGTTGCATTTGGCTTATTATTCACTGCGTCAATGAACTCAGGTACAAACTTGGTCATGAGCTCATTGGATGGCTTGATACGCTTGTTGAAGTTTGATGGCTCATTGGTAATCGTAATAGACGACTTGGAAGATGATGACGAAAGGGACTCAATATCAAGGGGCTGGGAGCAAGACATTTTTGCTTTTGGTTTGTATTCTGTTATGAAGAGATTAATGATTCAATTTTATAGAATTCGTCATCAGAAGAACTTCTTATAGTTCATTTTACTCACTTCATCAAGGTCTATCAAATAAAAATAAGGCTTTATATTGTGTCTAGCCTTTTTTCTGGTTTTGCTACCACCATCTTTACATTCATATGACTGAAATGGTATTGATTCTATCTTTTCATTATAATCAATATACCATTTAACGTTATCAAAAATGTTGTTATTTTCAAATATAACATACATTGCTAGTAAAAGCCAAGGATAAACAACACCACATTTCTTTTTACCATATTTTTTATCGATTAATTTAAAGAATTCTGCCCAAGTGTTTGAGTTTTTATATAGCGGTTCTAATTCTTCCTGTAATTCATCGTTATTGAACTGAAATGATGCAGTTTTATTATCCGGATTGTATAAATTCTCTTTTAGTTTACAATACAAGTCATAATTATCTACTAATTTAGCACCAAAATAAGATTCGTACCAAGTTGCGCCATGAAAGGCAATATGAAAAGTCTTCATTTGAAGTTTATACTCTTTGTTATCAGGCAAATCGCATTTGAATGTACTCATGTCATCAAACTGAACCTTTTCTAAGGACGGATTTATGTCTTTGGCCAAGGTTAGACCTAGTAGAACCATATGTTGTGCCAATCCCTTTTCAATATATTTTTCAAGACTACAGTTTTCTTCCGATTTGACCCAAATAAGGGTTGCTATTTTTATTGGTGAATCTTTACATGGTATTAATAACTGAACGCATTTATTATTTTTTGAACCTAAACTAATTAAGTAATTTTCTATTGCTTGATTATTTCTATTTTTTTGTGGACTGATTTTCAAATGAAAAATACCTTTTGCTGTTTTTATAATTACCTGTTCGGGATAATTCATCCTTGTAATAATTATATAAATATTCTTAATATGGTTTGATTAACGTGTTATACTAAATTTTGTTATAACGTGTTATTTTTTGACGGTATATTTGACGGTAGTTTTTAGTTAACTACAAGCCATTGTACTACGCCTCCATCCGTAGTACTTGATGAAACAATTTGGAAAGATCCGTTTGCAATTGCTTCGGCGCTTAATACACCTGGAGTATTCAGACCTTTATAGGTTAGGAATACACTAGAGGTTGTTCGGCAATTTGATGCAGATACTGTTAACTTTCTATATGAACCTACAATGGTTCCTGAACTCATATTAGCAATGCCAGTATTACCAGTGTTCATGACAAGACGACCAACTAAAACATTGACATTGCCACTGACGTCAACATTGCCAACAGCATTCACGTTGCGGCCGGCATTTACGTCACGACCGGCATTGACGTCAATACCCGCTGATACGTTGGTACCAGCTGATACAAAGGTGCCCGCCTCTACACTGCTATTCGTTAGGATAGGCATACCCTGGTCAAGCATGGCACCTGGGCCAGGGTCCACTGACTGAGCCAAGGAATAGACCTTGTCTGTGCTGAACAAGGTATATACCGGTGAATTAGGATCGATGAAACCGGTAATACCACTGATAGCATCATAAACACCCACTAAATAGGTGGTAATTCCGGGATTCGCGCCTGGCCAGAGCTTGCGACCATTTTCACGGAGAACACGGCCCTTCTGGCAGGTTACAGCAGTGGCACCTGAAACGGGTCCTAAGGAACCAGACTCAATATACTGGGCATTGAGACCGGTTGAATAGGTGAAGATATCATTATTATACGCGGAAACTGACAAGTATGAGAGCTTTGAGGGGGCGGGCTTACCTTGAAATAAAGCCATTATACTCTGGACCAGGATTTTTATGTCCACAAGAGTCCATATTTTGTTTCCACTTCTGTTGACAGTCTCTGTCTTCCTCCATGAGGTGTGAACGTATATTCACTAAAATAGACACCGTCGACACCCATGTATAAATCTACGCGGACATATTCAAAGGGTTTACTTAACTGTCGACAGTATTCTAAGATTGTGGCAAAATTATCCGGTTTTTCAAAGGTGAATTCCAAGGGCATGACTGGTTGCCAATTTATATCGTAGTAATTTCGGAGTTTCTGGTCCTTTCTTAATAGAAGAAAATAGGGCTGACCATTGATACAATGAACCTTCATATCATGGGCCTTACCTGTTTTACCACTGTATTTACAATCAATCTTCTCCTCAATGAAGAAACGGGGTCTAAGGTATTTATATTGGATTTCATCATCCTTTGTGTATATCTTATTCCAGGACATTAAGATACCCTTGATTGTTTGTAGGTAGCTGGTTGTGTCCAGGTCCAATAACCAACCGGAACCGTGACTGGCCTTTAACAAGTGGTTCTTATTGCGGTCACTATTCTGAAAATCGGCGGGTCCCTTGAGCTGTCGGATGACCTTGGCCACCTTGATTTGCGGACACAGTTTTTTGACTAGGGTCTTGACTTCTAGTTTGTCAACATAAGGTGCATGACCTTTGTTTAATTGATTGCCGTAGATTTTGACCTTTTCATACAAGGGTAGGGTGGACCAATTTGGTGGTTTTTTGAATTCGAAATACATCTGGTGCTAAATTGTATTTTTTAAAAATACCCGATATTTTACGCTTTGCATTGCAGTGCGTTTGCTTTGTTATTGTTTTAAAATAAGTGTTTATAGGTCGCCATGACGACAGTCAAGGAAGAAGATAAAAATAGCTATTACAATCTACATAATAAAAATAGCTATATCAATCTACATAATAAAATTTGCGGGTCAACCATTTATAATTATAATGGCGCTGTGATTATATATGATTTCTTTATTCGGAATCAAAAAATCTATTTTATCTCTACTTTCTGGTCACCTGTACAACCTGCTTTCCATTTACGAATAGAGAATGTCAAATTACAGGAATTTGGATTGAATCAACAAGAGCCGGTGCGATATATTAGCGGTTTTGTCGGTGAAAAGAAGAAATTTAATTTATATGTGAATGGTTTCCTTCATAATATAACACCTGTTGTTTTGACACTTATTTCAGTACTTCATAAGTTGGCTATTGCAACGTTGTTTAAATATGAGACAAGTGGCATGGTACAACGTTTTATTACGTACTATCGGGCTCAAGGTTGTACTATGTTTTATTTATACTTTAATGGACCGGTCTTACCAGCAGATTTACCTACAGGACCCGATATTCAGTATCGTCTTTGGGATTTCATCTATTTTTTACAGGATACCGAATACAGACATTGTGCCCAATCCGTCTTTTTAACTACGGTCAAATTTCGGCATTTGCCCGATTGTGAATTTTTGGCTCTGATTGACATGGACGAATTTATCTACAACATAGATTCATCGGTCTTGTTAGTTGACTATTTAGCTGGTTTATCGGATGTTGTTGACGTGATTAAGATTCAAAACCATTGGTCTACATGTTCAGACAGTGGCGGACCTATTATGTATAATAGTGAAGGTTTGGGTTTTCTACATCGGACCAAGTGTATTTATAGGCGGTCTTTTAAGGGACACTTTGCAATACACGAGCCTAAGGTTGCGACTGGTGTTTATAAGGTCTATGAATGTTCAGTTTTAATGTTACTACATCTGACTACGTTACACAAGGACCGTGAGGTCTTGATTCAGGCTCCCATGAAAACTGATTTAGAACTTTTGGCTATTTAATTTTATACTTGGTGTTTACAGATGTCAACAAGTGAACCTGTTGACGATGGGCAGAAAGACAAAAAGGTCAAATGGACAAAATCAATAGAACTTATGTTGGCCCGATGGTGCGACCAGGCCAAGTGTTTTGAGTGGATGCATACGGAGGCCTTTTCCATGTATGATAAAAAATCCCGAATTATGATTATTGCATCCAATATATTAACGGCTGTTTGTGGTTTATCGAATGTGATTGCTGGTGGCTCCTACGTTGACGGTATACCTTTAGCCTATGTATTTGGCTCATTATCTATTACTGTAAGTATTACCAATATGCTACAAGAGAAATTGGCTTACGGAGTGTCTGCAATAGAACATCGCCAGTTTGCTACCATGTGGGGTGTAATAAGGCGGAAGATTGAGGAAGAGGTCTCTGTACCACCTGAATCACGTAAAGAATGTGGTACCTTCTTAAAATTTTTGCGTCAGGATATTAATAAGGTTTCTATGGATGGTAGTGCCAAGATACCTGAATATATACGTGATTTGTGCTATGAAAAATTCAGTAATATACCTGATTTTGAGTTACCTGACATATGTGGTCAGATGACTCACACCAAAGTTTATGTAAAAGAAGAGGAAGCTGAACTTTTGTCTAGAGAAGGGTCAAAAATTGAGGTAAGTTTGAACCCCTAGATGGACTGTTGAAGGATGCATACAGCAATACATTATTTATAATTGCATCCTGTTCATGTAAGATGTATTCTTACATACAGCAATCAATATATAATATTAGAACCTTGGAGAGGCTATATTCCAAGGTTCGTTGAAGGATTCATACAGCAATACCTTATTTCTTATTAAGTATATAAGCGAATCCTGTTATCTGATTGTAACCTTGAGTTACAATCAGAAGCAAGTTGTATAACGTGCTTCTTGTCGCAACAAACTTGCTAACAGCAATCTACAATATTATTTGAACGATATGATATCATGTTAGATGATATCTACAGCAAACCGAAATAAAAAGCTACCTACCTTTGATGACGCATAACAGAGAATGATTCATTGGGATAACCAAGTTCTTGGTTAACTGTTTTTTCATTAATAGCCACGCTTATTTTTTTCTAGAATGGTCTGATACGTTGTATCTGACCACTCTTCCATACTTAGCGTATGAACTGCCTGAAGATTGTGAAGCCATGAAGTAGAACAATACAAAGGCTTATGAATTTCATGAGCAATTGTAAGAGAATTGTGCCAGAGCGTTGCTTTACTTGTAAAGATGGTATCTGTAAGATGAAGCATAGCTTTCTTACTTGGATTTGTGTAGTTTAGAACAACGCGCATTAGAAGGTCCTTTTTAGACATAGTTATTTATACTTAATCTTATTATATAATCTTGTTATATAATCAATTTTTAATATTGTCATACCGAACTTATGCACACGGTAATAAATTAGAATTATTCTGCTTCTTATATTAGATAGGATGTCAGACAATAATTATTTAGGTATTCCCGAGGAACGTAAGCCTGATATACAGGATTTTATAGAACTATCAGCTGACTTGGATTTTTGGCACGACTTTAACGGAGATAAAATGGACGCCAGATTTTTTAACGAAATTGCAACATCCTATCAAATTACTCCAAATTCTAAGCCAGATGATAAGGTTGTCTTTGTTGAAAATGTACGTAAGTTGCAAAAAAATATTATTTATAGAGGTGGGGAGACCTTCTGGTCCTTTTTTTCGAAAGAGGCACCTATTTCAACCATCTTACCATCCGAAAGTTTTTTTGGACGAATGGGAGCAGATGAGGATAAGATTATTGATGACTTCATATGGCAACAATACGATGAGCAGTCCAGTAAGTCACTAGCTGCGCTGAAAGTAAAGATTAAGGATGCATATGACCCCAAAAAATCAACGGTACCTGATGTTATTAAAGATAAGGTTAAGATTCGTATTGGACCCAAAATTATAAAGTCTATGGGTACAATATCTGATAATACAAAAACACCGTTAAATGACTACGATATTACATGTTTTCCGAATCGTTATCAGGGCAATAAATTATCACCTATTATACCATTGTTAGAAATCAGTGAAGAAAATACTGAGAATTTTCTACTTTTGATAGATGTAACCTTATTAAGTATATCATCAATTAAGAAAAATTTTATGAAAGATGTAGGAACAAAGTATAGAAGCGACAAAATCTATAATATCTATATTATATCTAGCTTGGAAAATGAATCGGACCCTGCCGGTAAAATCGGTGCTGTGGACCAAACCATTACACCCAAGGACAGAGAAGAAGTACCTGAAATGACCATGTACACTAACATCAAGGTATTTTTCTTAGAGGAGGATGAGCCATCATACAACAGTAACTTTCCGGATTGGACAAACCATGATAAGAATTCCTTACTTTATTCAAAGTGTCAATTACGTACGTATAGAAATCCAAATGGTAAGATTGGGTGCCAGGTACGATTACCAAACAATACGACGGTTGACCATAAGGACCTTGGTGTTGTAAGTGAGATTAGAGCTGCGGGTGACGCTATGGTTAGAAAGTATTGTGAATACAATCTTAAACCATCTTTAGGACAACAAAGTGAAATTAGTCATTACTACTTATTAAAGCGGGCGGGAGATTGGTGTCAGGCATTGTGCTTATTAGATAGAGATAGAGTATACAAGGTCAAGGACGAAAAATACAAAAATATTCCTGGTAAGCAATTCAGCTTGAATCAGTTCCTAAAAACAAATGCAAATACTGAAATTGCCCTGATGACACACGATAGAGTTCTTTTATCCTACGCCCTACAAATGGGCTTAAATGTGATGTTTTCGGTATTATTTAATATTGGTGGTGGTATTAAAACAATTGTCCAAATCTATTTTAAAAATCAAAAAGCCAAAAATCCGGAATTTCAATGGTTAATGCTTCTGAATCAAATCAATTCCATTTTATCTAAAATGCGTCTGGATACGTATGATGTACCTGAGTTAGGTGACAGCACTGATGCTTATATTGAATTATTAAAGAATATGATTTTAGAAGGTGCTGATAAGATTGATATTGAGGCTATTAATGCTGAAATTGCTGAATCAAATGCTAGCAATGATAATGTTAAGACAAAATTACGGGAAAATATTGGATTGTTTGAAACCGAATTAGATAGATATTTGGGCCACTTACGTTTATTACTTTTCGTAGGCAGTCACATTGAAAAAGACATATTACTTATAGAAAAGACAGACAAGCCTGATATATTTGCTTATATATCTACTATATCAAAAACATTGGATAAGTTGGAAAATAATCGTAACTTAGCTGTTCTTATTGACCACTTAGATGACGTACTAGAGGGTAGTGATATATTTCAGAGACCGGCTCATATAATAGATGAATATAAGTGCATTCAAAAATTAAGTCAACTTGTCAAAGAGCGCGCTAATTTTATTAGTGCTTTTAGCTCAAGTGGAATTCAGCGCGACTGGATTAATTTTGAAAGCACGGTTCTTAGACAAATCGAATATGATTACAAGAGTCTTGTGAATATTACTGTTGATGATATTTTACCACAACGCGCGATTTATAATAATAAGACAAAATATAAGGGTCTTGCCTTGTTTTGGGATAAAATGTATGATGTGTTTACCAGGACTGTAAAAAATAAATCCATGGTTGGCGGTGGTCCCTATGATAATAAACTAACAATGATGCTTCTTGACAGAAAAATAAATACAAAGCCACTTAATATTTTGAGGGCGCCTACTGACGGAGCTGAACTAAAAAGAGACATTGAAAATGTATATGGAAAAAACTTGCGATTACAAGATATTGCTAAAAGTTTATATACACAAAAACAGTTCACCTTAGCTGAACCATTACTGACTGATTATTGTAACGATTTTATTAATTATATTGTAATAAATGATTTAGTGAATTCAATCGCAAATCCTGAAGATTTAAAGTCGGCGGTTGAGAAATTTGATGCGGAAGGTCTTTATGCACCCATAGATAAGATTTATATAGAGCGTGGTACAAAATTAGTAGATATTGAGGACCATTATAATACGGTTGTTGATGATTATATTATTGATTCTAGTAATGCTGACGGCTTTGAATATTTTTATAAAAACTTGCGCTCAGTGAACTTTGAAAATCCCGCAAATTACGGTATTTTAATTTACCGCTTTTTAATTTATTATTTAGATAGATTGGCGGAAAAAGTAATACGCTATAAGGTCAGTACTAACGATGATGAAAAATCTGTCGCATACGAAGATTCAGGATACCAGCATCTTATTAGGGAGCTTTATGTAATCGATAAATTAATTTCTGACGATGAGAAAAATTTACTTACACAGTTGCCTGCATTAATGACACTCTATTATAATCCCTTAGAAATTAAAATTGAGACTATTACGCCTGTTAAGCCAAAGGCTGGCGAATCCAACTTTTATTATAACAGTTTAAATGATGAAGATATAAATAAGGCGATTAGTGGCTTAGAACTGGATATAAAAGGGAAACTTATCATTTGTATCTTCCGTTATTACACGGTAGTCGGTTATAATAATTTAAACACGCAACTACTGGAGTCATTAATATATAATTTATGTAACGAAGATAAAAGGACTGTCATTAATATTTTAAGATTACTTATTACTAAAAAGCTTGTTGTAAACGATTTATGGAACAGCGCTATATTACAAGCAGCCGTTGTTGTTTACCTAATCTTATCGGGTCGCGACGAAGTTGACCCGATTGTTGATTTAAACAAATTAATCAATATTGATGCAAAACAAGCAAGTATATTGTACGCTAGAGCAATACGTATTAGTTCTAATGAGCGCCTTGGTCCACTTATCCAGAAAGCTGCACAATACATTAAGTCTACTACCGTAATTTCTGATATTGATGAATCCGATTTACAGAATTTACTAGTGGCCTGGGCATATCTTAATAGAGGTAATGACTTATTGAAACAATTAATTGCGAAGGTCAATCGCTTATCTTTGACGCAAACGGCAATAATGCCTTGTTTTATGGAAGTCTTGGGTAATTTTATTAAGATATGTAATATTCTTGAACCTGATGTAGCCAAGGCCAATGGATACTATATTTTTATTGATAAACCGATACAAATGGTCGGTACAGATGGTCAAGTAAAAATTCTGGTAGATGATTTCAACTTAATTATTAATAATTTATTGCGTGATAATAATATTGACATGCGTGCCAACTTTGAGGATTTACAGGTCGGTGGTGGGGCGCGCAAAACTATGAAGCGGAACTACAAGAGCCGTCGCTAAAACATTGTGTTTAAGTTACTTGTTTTTGTTTTTTATTATGAATAAATAATATATATTCATAATTTTATAACGTCTCATACCATGTCAAATACTTATTGGCCTACTTATTGGCCTACTTTTTAGTTTTCTTTCCAGCTTTTACATCAGAAATTGCTTCCGCAATTGCTCTAGCAACAGCATCGTTGTGAGACTCTTCACCGTCTGTACCTATGGGTTTATTACCAGAAAATGACTTGCTTGCAATATCATCGGTTAAGTTAATGCTAGCCTTAACGGAATTCGGAAGTGGATTTATAACTGATACATCTGCATCATTTAGCACTACTGTTGGCTTCTTTTTACTATTCTTTTTATAACACCAGCCTTTTTCAGAATCACCATAACCTTCTTCTTCACAGCGCTTGGAAGGTCTTCGTGGACGTGTTGAGTGTCGCTCCTCAACATATGGTATTTCAATTGGTTGTATCTTGGATAACATATCTAAAATTTGCGTTTTATTTTCTGTAAGATTTTCTAATAATTTTCTATATGCTGTTTTATATTTATCAAAACTGACATCCTTGATTGGTTGTTCTGGATTTTCCGATGAGCGGGTCTTTATTACAAAGGGTTGATTGTATTTTTCTAAGGCCTTTACGTAATCATCATATACTTGTTTAATAGGTGTATCGGCCTTAAAATCGTATTTGACAAAGGATTCTAATGTTGATTTAAACTCTAATTTGTTTTTAATTTGCATTTCTATGGCCGAAACTTTATCGTTGTTGCCTTTTTTCTCTTTAAATTTTTCTAAATTTTTATTATCTTCTATAATTTGAATTTCTAGCACATCAATACAAAACTTCTTAATATCAGACATTAATCTTGACAATGCTGATTTATAACCTGCTACTGTTTTATTATTCTTCTTCTTTTGTTCTAACTCATTTTCCAATCGCTGTTCTTCGGCTTCTGCTTCTTCTGCTGCTTTATGTTCTGCGTCTTCATCTTCCAAAGTCTTGGCTACTTTCATTGCCTCTAATTTCTTTTTTGAGATTTGTTCCTTTTCTAAGGCGGCATCAAGATGGGCTTGACCTTCTGCTATTGTTGTTTCTACTTCTATTTTAGCTTTTTCATAGTTTGCTTCCAATTCGTTTTTTAGTCTTAGTATTTCTTCAAAACGACTCTTGTCTTCGTAGGCACGCTTTGCATAGGCCATTTCTTCGGCTTTTTTCAAGGTGTTGAGTTTTTCCATAGCCTGAATACGTTTTGTCTCAAGTATTTCATACATTTCTGTTATCTTTGATGCAAGAAAGGCTTCATTTGCCTTGATGTCTGACATTATTTTATCGTGATTGTCATCTGGAAATGTAGGGAATTTTATTTTATCTTCCTTAGTAGCCATACTAAAATAGAGCTTATAATATGTAACCTTACGCTCCGAAACTATTTGCTTAATAAGGTCAAAGAGGTTTTGCTTTTTCATATTATTGACGTCAAACTCTAGTTCTATATACTGGCGTCTATCAGAAGCAATGCTTATAAAGATGACCTTGTGGAAAAATCTTTCTGTAGGTTTTTGCTTCAGGTCGCCACCGCGTTGATTCATGGCACTTGTATTTAGTGAATTGGTAAATTCTCTAGTTTCTTCTTCTAAATTTGCTACCACGTTGACCATATCAATATCTTCTGTTATACTTGATATTTCTTCTTCTTCCAGCTGTAAGAAGGTGCGTGTTTTCTTAGTTTCTAAACCAAAACTTATATGGAAGATTGCTTCGTATATTTTATCATTTATTAGACTCATATCTACGTCGGCTGCTACTTGAAAATTAAGTATTGTATATAAAATGGGTTCACTATTTGGTGAATTAAGATTCATATCTTTATAATTGACGATTTTAATGACCTTGCTATTTTCTGAGTTAGGCATTTTAACAGTCTTTATTAATTTATTCACTGATTCCTCATAATCCACCAAGTCTTTTTCAGGTCTGTAGGTCTTCATAGTAAGACGCAAGGGTGTAGCACCTTCGAAATTGAGCTTGCTATATGTAATATTAGGTAAATTGGCAAGTGTTTTTTCACTTTTGCTTTGGTCTTCGACTGCTTCAATTGCTTCAACTGTTTCTTCTTCTGAAACACATAGATTGCGTTGCTTATATATTTCATATTTCATCTTCTGCACAAAACTGTCATCTAATCTTAGCTCACTCTTGATTAGGTCAAAGAACTCATCTAAATTTCTTACTGAACTAGTTGCCTTGATATAGGGACCCAGGGATTTGGGTGCGATTTTTTCATCAAGTCTTATCCAGAACGCACGATTTAGATTTAATCCCCTGATGTTTAAACTATTCAAATAGTCAAAATCTTCACGGAAGTAAATGGAACGCATGGGTATATCCGATGTAATTACTTGTTTATCTATGGTTAGCTCTGAAACAGAATTATCATAGGCATCTAAAAAATCGGATTGGGTTTCAATATGCTGTGCTGGAATGGCGCGGACCTGTTTTAGTTTGTGAAAGAAAACTAGATTACGCAATTTTAGTTGCTTATAAGCGATTTCCACATTTGTATTAAAAAGATGTATGTATGATGAAGCACTCAGATAAAAATTGTCTGGTGTTGTAAGACCGTTCTTATTTAACATTCTGAAGGGATAGTTTGAAAACCAATTCATAATAGGTCCGAAATCTATTGGATTTGATTCCACTATTTTGATTATAATTTGAATATATAAATATTCAAGCTGACTTTCATATTGAAACTTAAATATGTTTCCACCCTTTTCTTGCTCTGAAATAGACGCCTTGTCTAAATTTTCTAAGGCATCGATTGTTACTATTTTACGTAGTTCACCCAAAAAAGTGGCATTCATATGTGCTTGAAAATTAAGTATGGCTAACTTTTCCACTTTGAAATGTTCAACAAATTGTGGCATGAACTTTTTAAGGGTTTCCATAAAATTGTCACTAAGATTCAATTGAAACCCAGGTTGTAGTAGTTGGGCTTGACGTTCTGTTTCAATAAGAAGGTCTATAAAAATTAGGTCACTTTTCTGTGATTTTTCGGGTTGGCTTTTGTAGTATATCTTCAAGGTGTCAACGATATGTGTAATCTGTTGACTATTCATATTCTTGAGTTGTTCCTTAAGAAAGGTAAAAAGCACCTTCATTCTGTCGTTCAAATCAATTAATTGGTAGGGGTTATCAACTGGGTTTTCTGATTTTTCATACCATTTTTTAATTAATAAGGTATTATCAAATAGATTTGTTGTAACAAAATCCTCCTTCCAAGGTGTTTGGCCCGGGACTGCCATAGCTACTATTTATAATAGATATTTAGTATGAAACTCTTACCGTCAAATATTCGGATTGATAAATTAAACACTAACGTCTTATACCATGTCAAATACTTAAGTTAAGAACACACTAAAGGGTGTTCTTAACTTCGGTATGTTAGTAACCATGTCAAATACCTAAGTATTTGACGGTATGATGGCATATATTGTTCACAAACCTGAAAAACGTGATGAAAGGTCCACAATATCACCAGTTGGTCTTGGTTCGTCAAAGGATGTACCATATTTAGATAAATCAATAGATGTCCATAGGGTTTTGAAACGTGTTAACACATATTGTAATTGTTTAGAACCTATATTTTCATCTGTAAATTCATTGCGCTCATTGCTTGCTCTAATTTTAATTAAGGCATCTTCAATCCATACGAAATTTTTCATCTGAATCTTGGTAAAATTTTTAGGGACTAGTTCCTTTAATGTTTTATTAAAATCAATCTGTTTTGCTAATTCTTGCGATTTTTTTTCAGCAATGTTAAAATAAACATTGGCATCAAATAATAACATAATAATTAGATTTCTATTACTGGGATTTTTTTGGGATGCAAGCACGTATGCGTCCATAACATTTTGAGTGAACAAAAATAGATTTGTTAACATATCTGTATCGAATTTCACAGGTGTGTCAAGTTCGTATTTACGAACCTTGGGTTCTTCTGGTAATATTTTGATAGCACACTTAGATGTTTGGTTTATTTTTTCTTTTATAGCCTTGAGCTCAGGATGATTTTTGAAAAAATCTAAATGACCAAGTTCAAATTCCATTGCATTATAAAAGACCTCTAAATTATCTACTTCTGATAGTATTCCTAAAAACAGACTTAGTGGAACCTTATTGGGATAGCAATACATTTTATCAATGGTGTGCCACAGTTCGGTCTGAATATTTTGACCCTCAATCGTAATACTATCACCATTGATTACAAAGTCACGGCGAAAATCAATGGTTCTTAATATATCATTGGATGACGTCATGTTTACATTTGGTTCTTCATCTGAATTTTCCTGTGTATTTAGTTCATAGTCATTAAACTCAATAAGGTCAAAAAGGTCATAGGTACATTCCTGTGTTTTGATTTCAGAAATTTCAGAATGTAATAAGATAAGCTCTAGTTTTCTAAAATACATATATAAAATTTCTAAGATTTTATGGCTTTTTTGTTGATTAATATCGTTATTTTCATCGGTTAATTGTAAATTATTCTTCATCATATAATTATGAAATCCCATAAAGAGTTCCGCTGGAGGCGCTTGCTCTTGTGTGTTCAGTAAGGTGTAATAATTTGTTTTTAAATCAATAATAAAGGCTGTAAGGCTAGTTAACTTTGTTTTTAAACTTTGGTAATTTGACGGTTCCTCAAATAAATACACATTGATGTTTTCACTTAAGTGTTCAATCATGGTTAAAACAAGGCGGATTAGAAGAATTACGCGACGTGTTTTATATCTAAACTTATTGATTACATTTAGATTATCCTCTTCAAACAGGTCTAATAATCTATTTAATTCGTTTAATTCTGATATATTTAGACGTGCACTTGTTAGTCTTTCAATAAATTGTAGCGGATTTACTGGGTTAGGTGAATCTACACTTGCTTTTTGACCCACGTAATCGTAAAAATCTAACTTTGACAGAATCTGTTCTCCTATATGGTCTCTAAGGTCGGGCAAATTATTAATAAAAGGCTCCTTGGGGTCTTGATTAGTGGCAATAAAAATCACGGGTTTATTTTTTGAAAGTCTGTGTGTTTCGGCAAGTAGGTCAAAGAAAACTAATTCACTGTTTTGTTTTTCTAGGTCAAGATTATTATAGTAGGCCTTTAGTTGGTCGATTATTGTAGTCAACGTTTCATCAGGTCGGTCAATTAAACCCTGAATAATAAATTTGAAAAGGGGCTTAGAGTAAGAGTCTAAACCTAAAAGTTTAGCCGGATTAAGTGCCTTATTTTCTGATTTTTTAAACCATTCTAGAATAACAAGTGCATTTTCTTGACTCTGATTGTTTGTTTTAAAATCTGTAAGCCAAGTGGCCATCTCTAAGCATTAGACTTGTTTTATTTTACCGTCAAATACCTAAGTTAAGTACTCCCCAGCTGTGAAGTACTTAACTTCGGTATGAGACGTTAGTGTATATTTGCGTTTTACTCACCGTGTAGTTTTTATATGACTATAATAAAGGATGCTTAGCCCGGAAGAGGTTGAAGAACTAAAAACAATAGGAATCAATATTGAGGCACTAACATATATGGTTAAGTCACAATATGAGCTATTAAAACCAGTAACACATAATATTTATTATAGTGATGCTGAGAAAAGACATGAGATGGCCTTAAACCAGTCCCTTACGAAAATAACTAAGTATGCTCAAGACGCCTTGGCTAAATCAAAGAAGCCAATTGCGGAAGACGTGAAACAATAATAAAAATATAGTATAGGATGCCCGGAAATCAACAGCAGGCGCAAAAATCGGCTGCAGATACTAGACGTGAGCGGGCTAAATTACTAAAATCAAAGCGACTCAAGGCGCGGAAATACAGGGTGAAGGAGGTTGTAAATTTAGACACGGCTTCTAGTATTGCTAGTTATACGGTAAAAGATGTGAAAATGAAAACAAGTACCAAGACGGCTTTAGATATGGCCAACAGTGGACTGCTAGCTATGGCCAATTCGTCTGCCAATGCTGCTGCAAATAGGGCTGCTACGGGTGCTAACAATGAAATGAATCGCGCCTTTGAATCGGCCTTGGGCTCAGCGCAAATAATAGGGGCCTTACGTGGTCAAGCACGTAGTGATTTTGCCGCTGCGGGAAAAAGTATTGAACAAAATGCTGTAGCTATGATGAATGCTGGTTTAGAAGCAGTAGCCAATAGTCAAAAGGACCAACAAGCGACCGTTGCGTCTGCTAGTGAGGCAATGCAAGCCGGTTTTGCGGCGGTGGCTGCTTTAGAAAATCAGCTAGCCTTAGACCAGCAAAAAATGACGGCAGAGCAAATAGAGTTTACTAAGGGACAAATCAAGGCAGAACAAGATAAGGCAAATGCTGTTGCCGGACAAATGGGAGCTGATTTTGCCGCAAATATGGAACAATTCAACAAGGATTTTGCCAAGACACAGACAGATTTAGCAGGTTTGTTTCAAAGCTGGAAGGGCATGGATTTTAGAGCCATGGGTGATTTATTCAGAGATAAAATTAATAAAATTATTGAAATGATTAAACCGTGTCCTGGTGAAGAAATGTTTAAGATTTATTGGTGTAATGAGCACATGGTTTTTTGTGAAAAAACCTTTGTTGGATTTGATAAGCCTGATAATAGTGATAAAATTATTATCAAACGAAGTGAAATATGCTATAAAGGTATTGTTAGTACACATTTTGAAACGAAAGAAGTAATAAATGATATGCCGTTGCCAGGTATATGCTGTGAAGGCAATCAAACATCATGGGAATCTGGGTGGGCTTCAAAGGATGAAATCAGCAGTGGTAAACCCTATAAAATTTATGAGTGGCCTGCATCAGTGTGCAATGCACTACTAGAAATGGGTATGACCTTTGGCTCTGTTGTTTTGGATAATGAAAAGAGTCAAAGCACACGCCAAAAGAATAATAAATACGAAGACCCCAAATTTAAAAGTGATGAGGTTAGAGCTATGTTTATTAAACACGATGAAATAATGAAACTCTACTTTGTCGGCGACCCTAAGGTCAGAATGGCAGTGGTTGGCGGTGATTATAAAGAAATAAAAGAAGGTTCAAACGATTATATTGATTTTATGCAGTCCTATAATAACCTTATGGATTCGATAGGTCAAATTACTGATAAACCTGGTTCTGATGAAGAAAAGTTAATCTTGTTGAAGGAACTTGCAACTACACATGATTTTGATTTAGAAGACGATGAAATTTCATATAATGATACTGTGACTAAATTACAGGATGAATTGGGCTCAAAATACATGGAAATATCGGATAATTATGCGCAGAATTTTAGAAAGGCTTTGGCTACACTGATTATGAGGACGGCTGAGTCTGAGGCGCGCAAACGATTAATACCTGGATACTGTGAAAAAAACGTTGCTAAAAAATAATAATGTGTATAACGTCTCATACCGAAGTTATATTTATCATCATATTATTATGATGATAAATATATTTTAATACAGTCAAATACTTAACATTGGTTTTAGACATTTACGGCTGTTCTTAGAAGACGGACTGATTTTTCAGCTTCTGCTAAGGTCTTTTCTAAGTTGTCTAGACGTTTTGCAGCGACTGAAGCATCCCAATCACTGCGAATAGTATCAAAAATAGAGCGTTTTTCTATGGCAATTTGCTCATAAAGTTTTGCGTCAGTACCAGCACGCACAGCTCCTTCTGCCATGATTTGAGCATGACGCATTTCCTGTTCGGCCTTAATAGCTTTTTCTCTCTTGTCTGTTTCAATTGCTAGTGCACGCTGGAGCTTTTCAATAAAGGCCGCTAATTTTGTAAGTTCTGATTCAATTTCATTTTGAACTGTCGCTAGTTGTGGTTTTACGGATTCAGTAACCTTGGCTACTGCCTTTACTTGGCCTAATAAGGTCTCTATGTTGACTTTTATTGAGCCAAATCCCTCAATTTGGATTTTGTTTAATTCAAAAAGGGTCTTACTTATATTTTCTCCGTTTTCTCTAATGCTACTTTGTAAGGATAGAAACCCTGACATTGATGAAACATTGAGCTCCATCATATTTTTGTTTGCATTGAAAGCCTGAATTTGTAGACCTTGGTGCAGCTCTAATAAAAGATTAGCAATATTTTCTTGCTGTGTTTGTGTAAGACTTTTGAGTCCGTATTGTAAGAAGTTCATAATTTGTTCATCTGCTTCTTGAGTTTTTTCAAGAAGCTTCATGGTATTTTTAGCGTTCATTTCCTGGATTTGTGTGAACAGTTTCTGTGACTGTTTTATTTGTTCTAATGACCGTTGGTCAATTTGATAATTTAAGTCAACGTCTAGGGTTAAAACAGAGGTCTGAACATTGGCAATAGATGTCTGAAGATTTGTGTCATGATAAATCTGCTTTTCTAAGTTGTATTTATTTAGAAATTGTTGGTGTCTGTTGACACCTATTTTAAAATAGTCAACAGTATCATAAATTTTTTTGAAATTGTAGACAGGTTGACTGTTTTTAACGTTGACGTTTGTTAGGTCTGTTGGCATATGGACCTGGGGTTTTCCTATTTTGATATTTTGTTCATCGGTTAAAGTAAAATACATATAACGACTATCTTTTAAAGAAATATATAAACGAAATTTATTGTCTGAGATTAGGTCAGTATTTTTTGTAGGGATTTTTGTTAATAATTGGTAATTTAGGTCGCTCAATAAATTTATCAAGGCACTTATTTCAATTTGACTAGGCTTATTATTTTGCACAATTTTTTCACCTAGGTCCGCGTAGAACTTATTTTCAGCGGTTTCAAAACTACCTTCGTTATTGGGTCCGTATAATGCCTTAAAGGCTTCATGTGTTCCGAAAAGTTTATCTAATACATTATTGTACGTTTCTTCATTTATATATAGGTCTTGTAACTTAATTTTGTTTGGGGATTTTTCATAGTAGAATTTTACTGTTGACGATAAATAGTTTCTCAAGCTGGATATAAAGGTGTTTTCATTTAGGCTTTGGCTTTGGCTTTGATTTTTGCTAATTGCCTTATATATTTGAATCGAAAGGTCCTCTGGTATATTTGCTTGGTTAATATAGTATTTGCTAGCGCCATAAATAGCTCTGTAAAGACTATTATTATCTTTTCCAGTATCAACTTCTAATAGAGTCCGTTGGTCTATAGAACCCATCTATATGATGTAAATTTTTTTTGATTAAGTATTTGGCGCCAAATTTGGTATAAGATGTTAGTTAATCTTCTTTAAAAATTTTAATATTATCAAATAGAGTATGCCGAATACAACCAGAAAATTGCCCCGTAATCGGCTAAGAAATAATAGAACTAAAGGTGTATATACTAGAGGTTCTAATAATAGTTTGATTAGTCCCGGGGCAGCACTAAGAGGTGGTACCTGTGTCGTAAATGCTGAAGAAAATAGTTTTAATCATCCCACACAGGTTGAACAATGGTTTTATGGACCTGATGAGGAACAAAATAAAAAGAACAGATACAATTTTATCTTTGGCTTGGGCGTTATATTGAAGTACAAGGAGGAGCTCATGGAAGGTAAGGTTAAAAGTATCGTAAAGGACCTGGAAAAGAACAATGACGAATATGCTATGAATGAGCTGAACTATGAGAAACTCATGGGGGAGGCCCAACAACGGTCCACATCAGACATGAAGGAGAAGTTACAGGAAACTGTGCGTGAAAACTTGAACAAGGCATATGAAAACAAATTTTCCGAATTATTGGTGAAAAAACAGTCATATGACGTTGTCTTAGAATGTGTTAGAAACAGACGTTGGTACTTGGTTGCTGCCTTACAAAAGGACGGCGGTGATAGTGGTATCTTTAGAAAAATAGTAGATGCTGCCAAAGAAATTTATAGTTTTTACAGAGGACCCAAGTATGTACAGATTTTGGGTGACTTGTATAATATGATTAAGATTATATCAAAAGTGCCCTCATCCTTACAGGAAAGTTTTGCATTAAATACCTCCATTGTAGGACCTGCTGGTAGTGGTAAGACGACAATGGCACGTCAAATTGCTAAGTGGTACGCTTACTTAGGTATTATGACCTACGATGCCTTTTTTGAGGACCCTGAAAAGCTGGCCTTTAGTGAAACGGGACGTAGTGGTTTGATTGGTGAATATACGGGTCAAACGGCTCCAAAGACCTTGGGTGTGATGGTCAAGAGTTTGGAGAAGACGTTATTTATTGATGAGGCCTACAGTGTGGCCGGTTGTGCCTTTGACAAGGATGATAAATTGGAACCGGACCCATACGGAGAAGAGTTTTTGGCTACCATGTTGACCTTTATGAATGACCACAAGGGCTTTTCTGCGCTTATTGTGGCCGGTTACGAAAATTTTATGAGAAAGTGCTTTTTCGACCGCAATGAGGGTTTACCCCGTCGCTTTCCACGTAGCATTACCTTACCTTTCTATGCGACGGATGAGCTGTTTGGTATCTTCATGAGAAACGTAATTAAGAAATGCTTGGATGGTATCTATGAAGCTAAGAAGGCTAAAAATAACGAATTAAAGGCCGTAGAAAATGCGCGGTTTATGGCACAAAAGGCTGTTGAAACTGAAACAGATGATGTATTAAAAGGACGGGCTAATGATAATTTACGGGCGCTTACTGAGAAAAAGGCCACTGTAAATGCAGAAAGAGTGGCACTTCTTACGAAATATAATAATATTTCTTACTATCATTTCCGTTATTTAACCGTAATGAAGCCGTCTTTTATGATGATACATGGTGATACTAGCTTTCATGCTGTTGATATTTTAAGAAAGTATTTGTTGTCCATTCAATCACGTCTACAGTTGACAAGTGGCTCTAAGGGTATGACCAATATTCAAAATTTAGACGATGGTAAAGCACCGATTGCTTCTTCTGCTTCTTCTGCTTCTGAATTAAGATTAGAAAACATCTACTCCTATTCTATTTTAGCTCAAGTATTAATTAATCTTTTTGATGCTGATTCAAAAAGTGCACGCAAGCACATTTTCAGACGGTTATTTTACAGCAAGGTCTTTAACTTTGAAAAGGCCAATATGTCTTTCTTTCCTGCTCAGGCCGGTGAAATGGACAACTTGGCGGATGAGTGTGTGCGTAGTCTGGGTGCTGAAATTAGTGCTACTATGAACGTAGATGGACAGGTCGTTGTTGGTGTATGCAAGGAAACGGAGGTTATTAATGCCTATTGTAGTTCTAAAAAGCTCAAGGTTCAGTTATTTAAACAATTAGCTGATACCAACAAATACTACATGGAATTACATAATACCAACATTGATATGATTGATGTTCAGGACCGTATTAGTCGGTTTTTCGAACTTGACCGACTTTTTAATGACTGTGTACCCAGTTTGACTGAATTGTATCAGTTGTTAGGTAACGCGGATTCAATGACTACGCTTACAAAACACGTAATGGGTCTATATTTGAAAAAGATAGATAATGAGTATTTGGAAGCCTTGAATGAATCCGGTGAAAAGGACTTTCCAATTCACATGACCAAGGCTACATTGGAGACTGAAATTGAGGCCTTACGTAATATCCTTAGTTACAAGCCTAATAAGGAGTTCTTTGAAAAGCAGGAGCTTGCCAAAAATGCTGACAGTCTTAATGCACAGATTATTAAGGTAGAAGAACTTGTGACCGATGAGAAATTTAAACAATTAAAGGCAGATGCAAGCAAGGATGAGCAGAAACTTGTTGATGATTTGGTTGCTGTGAACTTATCTAAGGTTGCTGGTGCTCAATCCTTGGCTAATCCAATGTTAAAGGCACTCTTTGCTGGTGGTCTTAGTAAAACAGCTCAGCAAATTATGAAATCTGATATTATGTATGAGGATTTTGGTTATAGTGATAAAATTAACAGAGATGATGAAATCTATGGCGGTGCCTTAAAAAATACGCAGGTTGATAAAACCTTTTCTATACAATTTTTATCTGGACTAGATGACAGAATCTTTGGCTCACGTGTAACTACTGATTTGGATAATTTGGCTGTGGTTTGTACTGTGAAGCAACTTGCTGAATCGGTGGCTAAATCGGAGACAAATTTCTTAGTGGCAGCACGTGCTAAGAAAAATGCTGGTATATATAATCCCCGCTTGGAACGTGTGAAGGAAGAGGAGCGGGCTAAAGCTACAGTCCGATTACCTGATAATAGGGCTGCTGCTCCACAGCTACCTGTTTAAATAAAGCTTCGTGATGTATAAAAATCAAATATTTAATTTACTGTCAAACACTTAACGTCTCATACCGAAGTTAAGTATTTGATATTATGATTTAAAAATATTTTTTATTTTTAAGATTTAAGGTTTTATATTAGCGCACTAACTGCCTGGCGCACAGGGTCGTAGCGCTCATCATCCAGCTGGGCCCTAAGTATGGCTAGTGGAGTTAGAGCGTCTGCACCCTTGGTCATTAGGACCTTTAGCAAGGACGGGCTCCAGCCAGAGACCTGGACTACTCCTGGTTCTAGAGCCTGTGCATGAAAGTCCTTGAACTCTGCACGTAGATTCCAGATGACAATACGGGGTGGTTGCCAACCAGCAGTATTACTCCCATAAAGGCGTTCTGAGGCTAGCTTGAAGGCACGGCGGGCAATCTGCGGATGCGTCTCTACGGCCTGTGTCTTGACTGCCTGTGTGTATGCCGTGTTTGTATAGGAGCTGTACTGACCGAAGCCACAGGCAGCATCCCATCCCATGTCTGTTAGGACAATAAGGTCCTTGGGCTCCTGGCCGATAGGAACAGCCATAGTCTGCATCATCGCTAGAACTAGATTGTAGGCTGCCTGAAAGTCCGTGCTCAAGCCCTGTGCTAGATGACGGACCTCATGGACGCGGTCAATCAGGCCCGTTGACTGGAACTTGTGCAGGGTTGGCGTTGAGTCAAAGGTCAGCATGTGGTCCTTGAAGACTCCCGTATTACACTCCGAAATAATGAGACCTAGAGCCATACTGACATACATGGGGTCGCCCCCCATGGAGCCACTGAAGTCACACATAGGCAGTGTATTACTGAGGGTACCTAGAACCTTGATTGGGTCTACGATGGAACGCCACTGGGCCTCAATCGCATCACGGTCTGCCTGTGACTCAAAGTGACCTTGAAGTACCTTGGCTACTAGCTCATGTGGATAAACCGTATTTGCACCATTGACCTTTGCCTTGCCCTGTGCCGCTAGGGCAAAATGGTCCGTAAAGTGCTGAGCCGCCGTGATGCGGTCCAGGTCCTGTGACGGGGCCTTGCGCCCGTACTTGCCTACAGTGGGCTGGTTAAGATAGGCCTTGGTATAAAGCTTTAGAGCGCGACCAGGAACCTTGCTTGGTTCGATGCTGGCAAAGTTCTTGGCGCACATGGCAATCTCTACTGTCTGTAGGCGCTTGTTCAGGGCTGATAGCGTCTTGCGCCACAGCATCTGTGCCTTAGCGTTATTGGGATTCAGCTTACGAGCTAGTGTGGACGCTAGAACCTTGTCCTTTGCACTGTGCTCACGGGGAGCGTGCTTGGCCAAAAGACTAATGCTCTGACCCTCTGGTGTAGCCAGGTCATTACGAAGCTGATTGAGAATCAGGTCCGTAAAGTCCTCTGAAGCCAGGTAATAAAGCTTGAAGATGTCGCGCCAGCATCCGTACATAGGGATGAGCTTCTGCGTGGCCTTTAGTGCCTCTGGACTTAGTGATAGAAGACTCTCAAACATGTAATAAAACAGGTCACGTTCTCCCTTACCGCCACGAATGTCGCGCGTCTGGTAGGCCAGTACAAAGGCATCCACCTTATCGCTATTAGAACCTGTGGACCAGACCTTCTGGAGCTCAATGCTAATGGTTTCCTTAGATAGACCACGGTTCAGCATTACCGATAGGTCTAGCACCTTGTTGCCGGTGCTCATATACACGTCAGAACCCTTAACACCGTGCGTTGACATTTCTTTGGTTAGATTCTTTTTTGTATATTTATGTTTGGTCTAGGCTCTTCAATTTTACAGGATTTTCGTAAACTAAAAGCAAAAACTTGACTGGTGTTTTTGTGTGTATGAATGTTTAAAACAATGTCCAAGAAAGAACTTGGGCAGTATTTTACCGTGAATGAGGACCTTCAGAAATTCGTCCATAAGGTCTGTAAAAACACGGGTCTACTTCTAGAACCCAGTTTTGGTGCGGGACATCTACTCAAGCAGTTTCTAGCGTCAAATCCTGACTACGGTATGGTGTGTTGTGAACTCGATAAGAAAATTACACCCATTGTAAATTTTACAGACGCTCAAACAGTCATATACGGTGATTTTATTAAGACGGATTTTACACAGACCTTTACTACGATTGTGGGGAATCCACCCTATGTCAAACAGGAGAAAAATCGCAATCTATACTTGCAGTTTATTGAGAAGTGTCTAGGTCTACTGGATACAGATGGTGAATTGGTATTTATTGTACCTTCGGACTTTCTTAAGTTGACATCGGCTGCTGAGTTGATTCGTAAGATGGTCTCCCTAGGGTCTTTTACTGACTTTTACTTTCCTAACGACGAAAAACTGTTCACGGAATCATCCGTTGACATTGTTGTCTTTCGTTATCAGAAGAACCTGAAGACGCGGTCCTGTCTTTATAATGGTGAAAGCCGTATTTGGAATTTTAACGAAGGGATTATTACCTTTTCACCCGTGGATGCTTCTGCTACGGTTGCTCTAGGTGAACTGTTTCATTGTTACGTTGGATTTGTATCAGGGCGTGATAAGGTGTTTTGCAATAGTCTGGGTTCACTTAGTTTGCTATGCGATAAGGACAAGGTGTGCACCTATATTTGTGTTGACAAGTATCCAAGTGGTAATAAACCTGTTGACGATTATTTGCAGGCCAACAAGAAGGAGTTGATGGAGCGGAAAATTCGTAAGTTTGATGATACAAACTGGTTTACTTGGGGAGCAATTCGGAATAAGGCAGCTATTGATGAACGGAAGGGAAAGCCGTGTATCTATGTGCGGACTATGACGCGCAAAAGCGACGTGGCCTTCATTGGTACGGTTCAGTATTTCGGTGGCGGTTTACTATGTCTGTGTCCACGTGTTGACGGTTTGGATTTGGAGCCCATTGTAAAGGTACTAAACAGTAGTTCTGTAAAACATGACTATATTTATTCTGGGCGTTTTAAGATTGGTCAGAAACAGGTACGCTTTGTGCGGGTTTAACGTCTGTCTCAATCTGAATTCCGTAAATTCGGCCGAATTTGAAAAAAATCAGTCGAATTTAAAATTTCGAAGAAATTTTAAAATTTTGGCTGAATTTATAAAAATAGTTGACTGTTTTTAAACTACTCAGAAAATCTTAAACAGCGTACTTTATATCATATACAGGTAAGAATGTCTTAATTATTTGTTATTTTGTTTAAATTATAGGAGTAAATTCAGTGTAAAATAATTCTACAGAAAGTTGGTCTTTCTTCTTTGTCCCAACTTTTTATACTTTCCTTTTTGAACGAATTTTTATTGAATTTTATCCCCAATACATCTATATACGTTCTTTAATTAAATTTATATAACGTGTGCCATATAAAAATGTATAGATGTTAAAAATTGTGCAATTTACAGACAAAATTCATGATTTTATTTGTAAATTTACCTGTCAAGTGAACCAATTTATTATGAGACGTTATCTGTTTCATGCAAAAATATGGCTTCAAGCCTTTGTTCGACGCAGTTTATGTTTTTTTAAAGTTTGGCGTTTACGTCCTCCTGACATAGGTTTAGTAAACACAGCCAATATTGGGTGTATAACTGATTTACCACTATACTGATTTATATGACCCAATGATATTGGGAAATCTTCAACCTTAACAATGGAAAATTGCCATTTATTTAACATAGAGTTATTATTAATATAATTCTGAAATTCATCAACTGTATAATGCATACCATATTTACCCGGAAAGACAACCTGGCCACTCTTTTTCAGAATTCTCCAAGATTCTTTAAGAATACTAAATAATATTCCATCTTCTGTCACAAATGCATTAGCGATATCTGTAACAACAGGACAGTTCACACCCCATACGTAGGTTTTTGAACTAGTGGCAATTTTATCCCAAGTGGCTTCGGGACATACGGGGTCAACGTATTGGACTTCTTGACCCACTTCTTTATCTAAGATACCATTCTTAGCATAATACATAGGGGAATGGGCTTTGCAATGGCATACTATAACCAATTCTGAATCCATCTATTTAATATGTTATGATAATATTTAATGGTAAAATATATTACAATATATAAGAAGGATTGTTAATGGTTTTTTCAGTGGCCTTTGACTTGGATTCAACACTGGGTTATTTTGAATCCGTACATCCATATTTAATGGTGTTTTTTCCAGATATGATGCAACAGATTTTCAAGCCACCCAATTATAAGGGACCGGCTTTTCCGAAACCAAATATTAGCAATTACGATAAAAAACTTTTAGAAAAGGCCTTTGAAGACTTTGTAGAAATTATGGCGAAAAGAGAACATATGAATAAGTTGTTGCGCCCCGGTATATTAGATATTATAAGTGCATTATTAAATGCTAAAAAACGGGGTCTTGTTGGTAATATGATGATATATTCAAGTAATTCGAATCCTTATATGTTACTTTTTGCACACCGTTTGATTCAAGTAATGTTAGGTGTTAAGGAACCTATTTTTAGTCCACTTGTACATTGGTGGCATCCTTTGCGAAACGCTGAAGTGCGTGCTCCAGGCACAGAGTTACCCCTTGGCCATGGCCCGAAAACTGTTGACACAATTATTAAAGCATTGTCAACGGGAAAGGATAAAATTAAGGAAAAGGACATCTTATTTTTCGATGACCTTATTCACACTGACATATATGAACGTATTCCTGAGGCTAATTACTTCCACGTGGAGCGTTATGTTCACTATGGTATACCATTAAATATATATTCAAGCTTTTTATATGCCTTAATGAAGTATAAATTAGATAAAAACAATGGTCTAGTGAATGAGTACAAGAAATTAGGCTTGATGATTGGTAAAACAAATGATGATATTCAGTCCTTCAAGGACCATGTACCAACAGGTGTAAATATAGATGTGAATGATACAAATGTTATATTAAGTCGCTTGTCTGGCTTATTGGATAGACCTGTGGCACATTTAACTACAATAAGACGGTTGCCAAAATCACATCCAAATATTAAGACAACTGTGATTGCTAGAGGAGGACGGAAGTTAACAAGAAAATCTGAAAGAAATCGCGTGGCTATGTATCGAATTTTAACATGTTTAGATTAGGCTCCGTCTTAATAAGCAACTCATGTTTGAATTGTCGGGTTCTTTCTATTTGGCGGCGCTTTACTACGGAAAAATTATCCAACCATAGGCTGATTTTCTGAAGAATAGATAGTGGTAAAGATTCTGCAACACATCGCGTATCCGAATGTATATATATTTTATGTGTTATATATGCATCTGGATTTGATGCAGGTTCAAAAATTAATAAGGTTATTTTTTCTTTTATATCATAGATATAAAAATAACACTTTATGGATTTTTCTATCGTTTTACATAATTCACTTTCAAGGTCTGGAACCTTAGTCGTAAGTTCGTCCAGGTTGAATTGTTCCATCATCCTACATAGGGTGTATTTTATTAAAAAATGAAACACTGATTTTTGAATATATATATCAAAACAAATTATTAATTGAAACAATGAGTTTCTGTGTCATTTGTACTGAAAATATAAGTACGAATCACAGAATTGTTTCTTGTGCCTCATGTCAAAAGATATGTTGTCGACTCTGTTTTCAGAAATATCTTTTAAATTCGTCACTAAATGTTGGATGTATGTTTTGTAAGGTCAATTTAACTAGTGAATTTATTCTGGATAATTCTTATCCCTATTGGTATCAAGGTCTGTATGCTAATCATAGAATGTCGAAGCTCTTTGAAAATGAGATGGCACGCTTTCCAGCGACACAGTTTACTGTAGAATATTATTTGGATGCCAAGAATGAGATTCGGGTTATTGATGGGCTTCTTTTGACAGAATCAGCAAATGTTAGGAAACGTTTAGAAAAGATGCGCAAATCTTATTTGGCAGTTGTTCTTAATTTTGGTAAAATGTCATCTGTTCAAGTTGCTGTACAGAAAAAACGCGTGTTTATTAAGGCATGCCCTTCACTAAACTGTAAAGGGTTCCTGTCAGATAAATTTACTTGCGGGTTGTGTAAGTGCACTGTATGTAAAACTTGTCATGAAATCGTTGACCTTGGTCAACGTTTGGACAAAGAAATCGTTGACCTTGGTCAACGTTTGGACAAAGAAATCGTTGA